AAGGTCATTGTCTTCGTGCCGTTCCTGTCTGTCCTTGGAGAGGTCGCCGAGCGGCTGCGCAAGCGGGGACACTTCGTCGAGCAGGTGTCGGGCGAGACCAGCAAGACCGAGCGCGACCGTATCTTCGGTGCGTTCCAAGCGCCGGTTGGCCCGCGCATCCTCGTCGCCCAGCCTGCCGCCATGAGCCACGGCCTGACCCTGACCGAGGCCAACACCATCATCTGGTATTCTGCCATCACCTCCAACGAAACCTACGAGCAGGCGAACGGTCGGATCACTAGGCCGGGACAGAAGCGCAACCAGTTGATCGTCGAGCTTGAAGGATCGGCTGCCGAGCGGCATGTCTTCGCCCGGCTGCGCCGGAAACAATCGATGCAGGGCGCTTTGCTCGAACTCCTGCTTGACACCCCCCACCCGTAACGCTATTTACATTATTCAATCGGAGTGCCGCCGTGAAGAACCATGTCGAAACCTACATCCAGTTGCGTGATCTAAAGGACCGGATCAACAAGGAAGCCAAGGAGAAAGTCGCCCAGCTAACAGCGGCGATGGACAACCTCGAAGGCGAGATGCTGGAGCAGATGCGCCAGCTTGGCGTCGAGAGCATGCGCACCGACGCAGGCACTGTCTACAAGACCATCAAGCGCCGCACGCCCGTGGCGAATTGGGACGCCGCCCTCGCCTTCATCCGCGAGAAAGGGCTGTGGCATTTTCTGGAACGGCGCGTCAGTTCGGGAGCCGTCACCGAGTACATGACCGAGCACGGCGAGGTGCCGCCCGGCATCGCCATCAACGAAGAACAATCCGTCAATATCCGCAGGAGCTAAAGAGCATGAACGCCATCACTACCATTCCCGATGTTTCGCAGGTTCCCGAGTACCTGCGCACCACCTCGCCGACCGCACTGACCGCCAACTCGTTGAGCCAAGGCGTGTCGCTTGGCTTCCCGATGCTGTCCATCAAGGGCAAGACGTGGCGTCAGGTTGTCGACGGCGACAGTCAGGTGATCCTCAACAGCGAGGGCGAGCCGCGCTCCTCGATCAATGCCGTGATCGTCGGCGCGAACGAGGCGGTCAGCAAGACCTACTATCCCGGCGTCTACGTCGAGGGTTCGGACGACGGTCCCGACTGCTACTCCAACGACGGCATCGCCCCGCCACTCGACGTGCCCGACCGGCAGGCCCCGCTGTGCGGCGGGTGCCCGCACAACCAGTGGGGATCGGCCACTACCGAGACCGGCAGCAAGTCCAAGGCATGCGGCGACAGCCGCCGCCTCGCCGTGGTGATCGGTGACTTCGACAAGCCGTTCCTGCTGCGCGTCCCGGCCACTTCGCTCAAGGGGCTGGCCGAGTACGGCAAGATGCTGGCGCAGCGCCAGTTGCCGGTGCACGGAGTGATGACCAAGATCAGCTTCGACACGTCGCTGGCCTATCCGCGCCTCATCTTCACCTTCAACGGGTTCCTCGATCCGACGCAGTTCGCGGAGGCAACGAAGGCGTTGGAGCATTTGACGATGGATGCTATTCTCTATGGCAACGCAGCACCTGCCAGTTCTCCCCAGCCCGGTCAGGCCACTGCTCCTTCGGCTCCGCCTGCCCCCGCCTCCCCGGCAACAGCGGCGGAGCCGGAGACCCCGGCAGTAGGCACGTTCGACGAGCCGCCTGCCCAGCAGCAGGAGCAGGCACCGGCCCCTGCCCCCAAGCCACGCAAGCCGCGTGCGCCCAAGGCAGCGCCTGCCCCTGTTGCTGAACCGGAAGTGGCGGAGCAGACCATCGCCGCCACGCCGGAGCAGGTCGCGGCAGCGGTAGCAGCCCCGGCTGCAGCGGCAGCGGTCACCGAGACCACGCAGTCCCCGGCTCTGGCCAAGGCAGCCGAGTTGCTGGGGGGACTGCTGGGATCATTCGATGATGACTAGGATGCCGACCTTCGACGCGGCGGAAATGCGAGCAGCCGGTCTGACACCTCAGGTGTTGGGCCGGTTGATCGGCATCTCTCGGGTCACGGCGAGCTACTGGCTCAACGGTCATCGACAGCCGCACCCATTGCTGCGACGCAAGGTCGTCTTGCTACTTGATGGGGTGCGCCGAGAGGTGCAGATAGGTGCGTTGCCGCCGCCGGTAGCGCTCCCCGTCAAGAAGCAGGGCCAGCTGGTGGAGGCGGCACTAGCCAAGTACTTCCAGTGACATAACCCCCGTGGGGAAACGTGCAATGACCCAACCGACAGCGGCGGAGTTCTACGACGCGGCACTAGCGAACGACGGTTACTACTATCTCGGACGAAAAGCGGGCAAGCAGCTGATCAAGGACCGGCCCAGCTTCGACAAGAGGCTGGGCCCCAAGCCCGATCTCTACCATTCACTGGCTCGGTTCCGCGATCCAGAAGGCGGGCGCAAGATGGAGAACATCATCTCCCTGCGCAGCTTCCGGCTCGACGTCGACACCAAGCAGACCCATGATAAGGCACCGTACGACGATCTCCCCGAGGCGCGGGTCGCGGTCAACGATTTCGTCAAGCTGCTCGGCCTGCCCGTGCCATGGCTGATCGACAGCGGCGGCGGCTGGCACGTCTACTGGATGCTCGATGCGGACGTGCCGCATGACGAGTGGCGGGCGACGGCGAACATGCTCAAGACCGCGACCGTGCAGGCCAAGCTCGACAACGACCGTGCGATCATCGCCGACGGCACCCGCCTGATGCGGGCTGTGGGCTCGCTGCATGGCAAGCTGGGCAAGGAGGTGTCGATCATCCGGCGCGGTGCGCCGCCGTGCTCTCATGCCGCTTTCCGCTCGATTGTGGAGAAGTTCGTCGGCACTGCCACACCCGCCCCGGCCCACGTCAGTGGCACCGGGCAGGGCAACATGCTCACCAAGGTCAGGCACGCCGACAGCTATGCCGACCTCGCTGCCGACCAGTGCGCGCTGCTCAATGATTTCCGTGCTGGTAAGGATCAGGACTACAATTTGTGGATCGCTGGCCTGTCCAACCTGCACCGCATGATCGACGGCGACGCGAAGGCGCACGAGTGGTCGCAGAAGCAGCGCCCGAACGAATATGACGGGGCGCAGACCGATGCCAAGCTGCACGAGTTCAAGGGGCCACACACCTGCGGCAAGATCGCGGCGTTAAGCGGCGCTCCGTGCGGCGGCTGTCCGCACTATCGTGACAACCTGTCACCGGTCCGCTTGGGCGAGGGCGGCTCTGCTCCCCAGCCTGCTGCTGTTGCCCCGCCGCCTCCGCCGGGCCAGCCACCCGCCGCTACCCCGCAGCCTGCTCCGGCACCCGCGCCTGCCCCGCCACCTACCGGCCTACCGCCTCCCCCGCTGCCCTACCTGACCGGGCCCTACCCGACCAATGGCTATGTCGAAATCTTCCCGGCTGACCCGCAGGACCCGGCCAAGGAAAGTTTCCACTGGTACTACGAAAAGGACCCGGCGGGCCTCAGGCACCCCTTCAAGTCGACCGTCGGTATCCGCAAGGGCACCGCCAAGAAGGGGCTCGTCCCCACCGTCCTCTACGAGGGGGCTTTCTATGTGACCGGCATGATCCACGCTGCCGAGCATACGTTGCAGTGTCGGTTTCGCCATAACGTAAGTTTTGATAAGGCATTGGTCCGTGAAAAGAGTTTCACCCTTCCCGCTGCGGAGGCCACCGGCCCGTCCTTGCTCACCTACCTTAGCAAGCACGGCCTGCCTATCACTGGCCTCGCGCGGACGAACGCAATGAGGGCGTTCATCAATCGCTGGTACGTTGCGGCGCGCGACCACGCACCGGTCGCAGGCGGCGACGTGTTCGGCCTGCAGGATAACGGCGACTTCATCGTCGGCCACCATATCGTCAGAGCCACTGACGGGACCATCGGCCCGGCAGCGGCGGTTGGTGCAGCGGGCGAACTACTCGCGCAATTCAACCAACTGCCGAGCACGGACCCGGCAGTAGTACTGGCTCAAGCTAGAGAGTGGGGCAGACAGACTGACAAGCTATTCAACCACGACGAACTGATGGCCCACCAGTTCATCATCCTATGCAGCTTCGCCTCCATGCTGTGGGCGCTTGAGCCGGGAGCCATCAAGGGGTTGATCGTCAGCGCCTTCGGCACTGGCACCGGACTGGCCAAGTCCAGCTGCGTGCGGGTCGCCGGGTCGGTGTGGGGCAACGACCAGTACCTGATGTCATCCGCCGGTACGGTCAAGGCGATCTGCGGCAGGGCAGCCACGCTCAACAGCCTGCCCATGGCCATCGACGAGGTGACCGGGCTGAAGGCGTTCGAGGTAGTGGGGCTAATCAGCGATCTCGGCAATGGCATGGACCGTGCCCGCCTTACCCAGACCGCTACGCCGCGCCCAATTAAGGAGTGGCGACTGATCACGCTGATGACCAGCAACGACCGGCTGTCCGGCTTCGGAGCCGGGAAGCAGGGGGCGGAAGGGCTCAATGCCCGACTGTGGGAAATCCCGTTCAACGACTACCATCCCAAGAAGCTGTGCGCCCGGCTGCACCGGGACTGGGACGCGGGCATCCGCACCCACAATCCAGCCGACTTCGAGAACAACAGGCCGGACAAGGTAATCGCCACCCTAAGCACCACGCTCGGCGGTTATGCCGGGCTGCAATTCGCCACCGACGTCCTGCCGCGCAAGGGCGCATTTTTGCAGACCCTCGCAGCCATCGTCGACACGCTGAACGAAATCGGATCATCGGACCCGGCAGGTAACCGGGGCGCGGTCAAGGCCGGGGCGTGCGTCCTGCTGGCACTGTCGCTCCTCAACAAGCGCAAGATACTCAGCTTCGACTATGGCAAGATGGAGAACTGGATCAAGGCCCAGCTGCAGGGGCGCTCGATGGTCGCCCAGAATACCAGCTACGATCCGATCAACGAGTTCCTCGGAGCAATGAACAGCCAACCGGTGACGAAGTACCGCTCGGAGGGTGGCGGCGGACCGATCTGCGAGGACTTCGACCATCGCGGTACGAGCGCCATCGCCCATCGGGTAGTCAACACCAACGGTGCTGTCACCGAGCACGTCCTCTACCTGTTCCGATCCTCGCTGCATGACTGGTTCCCCGAGGATAACATGACCATTCTCGATACCCTGCGGACCAGTGGACGCCTGATCGCTGAACGCTGTGCCGTGCCTGCTGATCTAACCGGCGGACACCCCAAGCCGGAGAGCTACAAGATCGACCTGCGCGACTATGCCGTAGCTGCCTCATCTGCTGCCAAGCCTGCACCCCTTGCCGGTACTAATAACGTCTACCCACTCGCGACCGGTTGACCCCCTGTTAGGCCGTGGTTATGTAGGCATCTAACCGTACTACCCCACGGTTGACCGAGAAACGCCCTCCGGATTTGCACGGTCCGGGGGGCGTTTTTTCATTTGATTAAAAATCAAGTCAGTAGCCGCCAGCCGCAGCCATCTCCTCGTCGCTATACGACAGGGTCGGATCGTACAGCCCGGCCTGCGTCGCCGCGAACGCCTCCTCGCCCGGCATGTAGCGCACGCCGCCGAGCACCGCCGCCCGCTCCCGAGCCCGGCGGGCAGGGGACTTGAGCAATGACGACAGCGGGGTGATCTTGAAGCCGTTCTCCTGCTTGACCTGCTGCAGCTTCAACCACTTCTGGATCGCCGCCTGCCTCGCCACCGCATTGCCGGACCCGATGGCATCGTTGAACTCGTCGGTGATATCGTCCTGCCGCCCCTTGAAGAAGGTGCGCACGTCGTAGGCCCGCTCGCCCCGCTTGAACGTGCCCGCCCGGTCCTCGGTCTGGAGCCCGACCGCCCGCAGCATACTCTCGCTCATGTCGATCTCGTCGGCAGACTGGAGGAGCGTGCCGCGCTGGTTGGTGATCCCGTTCTGCGCTTCGCTAAAGGCGGACAGGGCAGACGCCATGCCGCTCGGCAGCGTCTTGGCGATGCCCTTGTACATATTGCCGTCGATCATCTCGTCGATGCCGGTCGCGAAGTTGACACCGAGCCCGCCAGCAGGGCCACCGGCAATCGCGCCGATGTACTGGAGCAGGTCGTCGCGCTGCAGCGACAGGTCCTGATAGGGCTGCACGCTGAGTACGGTCCCCTGACCCAGCGTGCTCGCCAAGTTGAGCCCGCCCAGCGTCGGTATGCCCGCCAGCAGCAGGTTGGCCAGCATCGGGTCGCCGACTGCCTCGCGGATATCCTCCTCGATATCCTCCGGCGGATCGTCCTCGTCGCCGAACAGGCCCATGATGAAGTTGACCAGCCCGAACATGAGGGTCGCTCCCGGCAGCCCGGCGATGCCGCCGAACGCGAGGACATGCCCAAGCGAATAGGCGAGGCTGCGCGCGGCAATCGCCCGCTCCGTCTTGGACAGCGACTTGTCCGCCATCCGGCTGATCATCCGGATGTAGTTGGAGGCGACGATGATCGCGATCTTGCGGTACTGCCCGACGGTCGCACCGACCGACGACTGGAGGATGCGCGGTGCCGACGCCGTGCTGTAGTCGCCCTGCGTTTGCTGCACTGTCCGGGCTGCAGCATAGGCCGAGTTGAACTGCCGCTCGCTCATCGCCGGGCCCTCAACGTTGGCGCGGTAATCGGCGTACGCCCCGGCGTCCGGCTTGGATACTTCGGTCGGGGTCTGCAACTCCAGTTCGTAGGCGGCAATCGCCGACGCTGCGCGGTTGAGAAACTCGACGTAGCGCGGCCACTCGCGGACCAGCCGGACACCCTTGAGCTTTTCGTCGAGCCGGTTCGGCAGCTTGCCGGTCTCCGACGAGATGCCGACATCGAGCAGGCCCATGTCGGCAATGTAGTTCAGCAGCGGGCGGTACTTCGCCTCGACGAAATCGGTCTTCAGTCCGTCGTCGTTGCGCCATGCCTCGCCGAGCTTGCCCATGTCGACCGCCGCGTAGGCGTTCTTGAGCGCGGCTGCCCCGCGCTTCAGGCCGTAGCGCCCCTCCAGCAGGGGGGCAGTCATGATCGTCGGCTGCAGCGTCTGCTGCAGGAGGAACCGTGGCGACAGCGACAGCTGCCAGAAGCTGGCTACCCCGCGCACCCGCTCCAGAAAATGCGACGCAAACGTCTCCGGTGGCGGCTGCTGGGTCATCATGTAGCGGGCGGTGATCTCGTTGAACATGCGCGACGCGGCGGCGAAGTCATCGGGCTTGGTGGCCAGCTTATCCAGCGATTTCTCAAGCGCGGTGAAGCCGTCGAGGATTTCTCCGTTCCGCTGGATCGAGGCGAGATTATACGACTGGCTCTTGAGGTGCTGCTCGACATTCAGCTGGATATCGAGCGGCATGCTGGCCACGTTGAACCGGCGCAGCGCACCCTTGCGCGCGTTCTGGTCACTGAGGCTGCGCAGGTACAGCGTGCGGGCGATGTTGAGCAGCTGGTTACGGGTACTCGCCTTCATCTCCTCGCTGCCGGAGACGCGGGCCATGACCCGCTCGAACGCCTTCGGCATGTCGTCGCCAGCATAGAACTGTTCGTTTAGTCCCTTGGCTTCCTTGCGCGTCGCGACGCCACCCTTGTCGGCGGCGAACGCCGGGTTCGACTTCATGATTGCGCGGCGCATGTACTCGGCTTCCGCCTCGGTCTGGGCGAAGTCGACGAAGTAGTGGAGGTGGTCGCCCTTCAGTTCGGCCATCCGCTTGTGGTTGCCCGCCTGCTTGGCAGCGGCATACTCCTTGCTCATCGCCACCACCGCCCAGTCACCACTGCGGCGCAGCGGTGCGTAGGGCAGCGAGTTGTCGAAGTTGGCCGGGTCGAGCACCTGCTTGGTCTCGGCAGCGATCTGGTTCTCGACCGCCTGCCGCTCGACATCATTCTTGGCCGCCGCCAGATCGGCAGCGTAGGCAGCGCGTACCACCCCGGTGGCAACGTCGCGCAGCTGCTGGGTCTTGTCGTAGATGCTGCGCAGCAGCGCCTTGGTGTGCGCCTGCCCGGCCCTCGACAGCGAGTTGAACTGCTTGGCGAACTCGGGGTTGACCTTGACCCGCGCGGCATCGGCAGCGGGCAGCCAGTCGGGGGTGAAGCCCCACTCCCCGGCACGGGTCATCGCCTCGATGAGGTTGTTGACCTTGCCCCGGTTGTCCTTGGTCACGCCGCGCCGCTCACCCTCCGGCAGGTGCAGATAGTCGCGGTTGAGGTCGGCTACTTCCTGCTCGCCGCGCACCCGGATCGCGTCACGTGACGCGATCACCCGCGCCAGCTTCTTGATCGGGTCGCTGCTGATCCCGGCCTGCTCCATGCGGCGGGCGAGCATGTCGTAGAGGTCGCCCCGGATGGCGAGATAGGACGGCCACTTGGTCTTGGCGAGGTTGCCCATGCCCATCAGCCACGGCTTCGACATCTCGTTGAGTTCGTTGATCGGGTTGGCCGAGACCTTGGCCCGCGCCCCGCGCAGCATCAGCTGCACCGGGTCGCCCGACTTGATCTTCTCGGCTAGTGCCTCGGCGGTCTTGGGCGGGGTGCGCGCGGCGATGTCCAGCATCGAGGTGCTCTCGCGCATCATGGCGTTGAGCAGCGGCCCGTACTTGGGCGGCAGGCCGATGATCCGCCGCACCGTGTCGACGAAGCCGCCCCACATCCCGCCGCTCTGCTTGTTGCGCATCCACTCCTGCATCGCCGGGGAGGTGCGGCCATAGGCGAGGAACTCGTCGATGTTCTCGATAGCCTCGCCGACCTCGGGTGCGTCGCGCTTCGCATCGTACAGCTTGGCTGCCTGCTTGCGCAGTTTCTCCAGCCGGTTGACGATATCGTCGACCGCCTTGTCGCCGGTCTTCATCTTCGCCTTGAGTTCACCCCAGCGCCGCGTCGTCGCCGTGTGCAGCGCCTCATGCAGTACCGCCTCGACGTCATCGTGGTGGCCGACCTGCGCATCGATGGTGCCGTCCTCGTTGATCGTCACCCGTCCGCGCGTCCCTTCCGCCAGTTCGCCGGTCCCACTGCGTAGCTCCATGCCTTCGACCAGTGGCGCGAGCCGGTCAGCCAGTTCGCGCTGCTCTGGGCTGAGTGCCCGGCTCGTCGCGACCTTGCCCAGCGTGTCGCTCATCTGCGACGTCTCGGGGTCAGCCTCGGAGTTCGGCACCGGGTAGCTGGTCTTGCCCTTGAGCGACAGCGCCTTGCCGAGCGGGCCCACCTCCGAGTAGCCGCCGCCGATCCGGCGGGCCGGGGCCCTGATACCGGGGACGAGATTGGTGTTGGGGTTCACCTCTGCCCGCTGCTCCCCGGTCAGGTTCATGCGGTGCTGCGTCTGCCGCGCCTGCATCTCGGTCCAGTCGAGTTCATACAGCGCGCCGGGGAGGAAACGGTCGTTCTCCACGATGTTGTTGATAGCGGACATCACCGCCGCCGCCTGATGGGGCTTGCCCGCGTTATCAAGCTCGCGAGCGAGACGCATGCCATCCATGACCATCTTCAGCGATTTCGCCAGCTGCTTGCCGTACACTGCCACCTCCGGGGAGGTCGAGATGCCCAGCTGCTTGGCCAGTTCGACCATGCGCGGCATCATCTCCGAGCCCCTGCCGAGCATCTGGGAGAACGTGGTGTCGGTGCTGATCATCCCCTCCCGGTCCTGCACGGCGTGCTGCATCTCGTGCAGCAGGACGCTGTTGAACCCGAAGCTGCCCACCCCGCCGGGCTTGGTCGAGATCATGATTTCGTTCTGGCTGTTCACGCCCTCACTCATCGAGATGAAGCGATCCGACATCCGTATGTAGTGCCCGGCAGGAGCGGTCGGCGACGGGTCGAATACCACCCGCAGGTTCTTCAGCGCCGGGTAGGCGTCGAATAGTGCGGGGTGATCGATCAACCGGCCCAGCGTGGTCACGCCGACGTGCCTCTCCTTCATCCGGTGCGGCTGCTTGATGGCCATCTCGTGGTCGGTGATCTCGAATGTCCACGGCCCGGCATCGTGGGTCTTGTACCAGCCGGTCAGCTTCTTGATCTCGCTGCCGAAGTGCGGTTTGATCCCCTGCTTCTCCATTGCCGTAGCCATGCCGAGCGTTTCGTAGCCGGGCCCGCGTGCGCCGTTCGGCCCGATCATCATCGCCAGCCCGGACATGGGAGCCCGGCCACCCTGCACGTCCAGCTTCTCGATTAGCTCGTTCATCTCCCCGCTGTTCTGCTTCTCGATCCCCTTCTCCAGCGCCGTGTAGAAAGCGAGGTCCGGCTTGACCGTTGCGCCCGAGGCGAACAGGTTGCTGGTCGCCGACATCATCGCGTCGAGCGCCGTCACCAGCTGCGGGTCCGGTATCGGGTCGGCCCCGATTGCCCGCAGGAACCAGTTGAGGATGTCGCGCCATGCCGACTTGTTGCTGTCGGCACCCACCGGATTGCCGTCGATATCGACCGAACGCAGGTAGCTCCGCAGCTTGTTGTCGACCAGCATCCACGCCAGCGCCTCGTCTATCGACCCGGCGAACTCCGAGATGGCGATGCTCGCCTTCTCCGCTCCCGCTTCGGTATCGAGTTCGAGGTTCTTGGATACTCCCTGCTTGACCTTCCCCCACAGGTCCTGAAACTCCTTGACCACGGCATCGCCCCGGTCGACTTCATCGCCGAGTATCCGCTTGTTGCCCGGCAGATAGTTATTAAGCAGGCCCCACCGCTCGTATATGTAGACGTGGATCATCTCGTGCAGGAAGGTGTCCTCGTCGAGCCCGTGCTTGGTGTCCAACGTGACTTCGGTGCGGCCATCCTTGACGCTCGTCAGCCCCGCCGCGCCCTCGGTGTCGGCGAGGTACGGGTCGGTCCGCATGGTCAGGCTGTCGAACCCGCCCGACCCCTTCGTCAGTGCCTTGGCGATCCAGCGATAATGCGTCGATCCCGAGTTGGACGCGATCCACTGCAGCGCCTCCTTCGGCTTGCCCGCTTCGAGCAGCTTGAGCAGGTCAGGGTGCTTGAGCGTGGACGTCGACACCGACGGCTTAGCGATGACCGGGTTGGCTATCGATATCAGCGCCGCTGCCGATATGCCCTGCAGGAAACCGCGCCGGGTAAAGTCAGGCCCCTGCTTCTCGTCGAGTTCGACCCGCATGGCGAGCCCGCCCGGACCCAGCCCGTCCTTGCGGGGACGCCCTCGCCCGCGCTTGGGCAGCTTGCCCGCTGCCTTGGCCGCGTCTATCTCTGCCCGCTTGGCTTCTGCCCGCTCGGCGGCCTCCGCAGCCTGCGTCTGCGCGTCGAGGAAGTAGCGGTTCTGCAGCGCCCGCTCGTAGTACCACGCCGCGCCAGCGCGTGCGCCGGTAGTGGTCGGGATCGCCAGTCCGGCAGCTGCCGCGTTGATGCCGCTCGCCGCCTGTATCCGCTCCAGCGTGTCGAAGTAGGTCGCCAGATGGGCACGTATAGCCTCGCGGTCGACCGGTGCCGTAGTGGCCACTGCGTCCGGGTCCTGCCGGGGCATGACCCAGCCGTACTGATAGAGGTGTCCGATGTTCCAGCCGTGGTTGGTCCACGAGGCGCTGTTGCCCGGCGGCACCTCTGCAAGATACGCCTCGACCCCATCGTTGAGCCTCTGCGCCTGCGCCGTGTCGAGACCCATGGTCGAGGCGAAGTGGGTGCGGTCTTGCCGCAGACGGGTGACGCGCAACCGCGCCTTGGCCCGTTTGCCACTGTCTGGATAGGCGGTCGCGCTGTCGATGTTGTCGCCACGCAGGAAGACTGCGCCGCGCTGCAGCACGGTGGCTCCAAACTCCTTCAGATATTCGACTGCTTCCGCGACCTTCTTGGGTACGCGCGTCCCACCGCCGCGCGTGGTCGGCGCGCGTGCCGTGGTCTTCTCGGTCCGCGCCTGCTGCAGCTTCTCGACCCCATCGACGACGCGCGCCCACGCCGCCGCCTTGGCCCCCTTGAAGTTCTTCTCGCCGTGTGCCCGCAGCCGCTCGAAGTTCGGCGCTGCCTTGGCCCCCTCGTTGGCGATCATCAGTATCTGGCCATCGGTCAGCAGGCGGGCGTCCGCAGCCAGCGGGCCATTGATGAAGCGGCGCATCTCGGCGATAGGAACGCGCTCGACCGCTGGCTTCTCGACGCTCTCGGCAATCGCCGCCTCGACGGGACCGGAAGGGGCGACCGTTTCTGTCGTGGCAGGTGCGGTCGCAGGAGCTTGAGGTGAAATCTTCTCAACCTCTACGGGCGCTGCCGGGGCCGTTTCCGGTGCGGCCTTCGCCTCCTTCGCCCATCTGTCTATATGGTCGGTGAGTATCTTTGCCAGTGCGTCATGATCGAGCGCCTCTCGCTGTGCCTGCTTGAACGCCTTGAGTTCAGCATCGTCGATCACGCCGTCCTGTTCGAGGTCGCTCGCAATCGTCCGCAGCGGAGACGATTTGCCCAGCGCGTCGGCTTCCGTCTTGGCCGCCTCGACCCGCTTGTGCAGCGCCTTGACTTCGCGGGCAGTGGCCTTAGCCTCAACCTGCGGTTGAGGCGTAGGAGCGACCGCTGGCGGTGGGACCGGGGCTGGTTCAGCCTCCGCAGGGGGCACGCCCCTAAACACATCCTGCAGTGCCGCCTTCGTCTCCGCCGTCTCCGGCCCCGCCTTTGCTCTTTCAGCCCGTGCCTTCGCCTCCGGCGTCTTCGCCTTCAACTCCGCCCGCAGTTCCTCGTTCTCCTTCTTGAGCCGGGCGGTCTCCTTCTCGGCTGCCGCCGCTTCCTTGGCTGCCTTGCGCTCGGCCTTCTCCCGCGCAATCCGCTCGCGCAGCGCCTTCCCCTCCGCGCGTGCCGCAGCCCGCTTCGCCCTAGCCGGAGCCTCCATCTCCCGCTTGGTCATCAGCGATAGCTGGCGCTCACCTGCTGGCGGGCCGCGCGTGGGTGCTGGCGCTGGCTCCTCGAACAGCGGACCTGCCTCGCCGCGCGGCGTCGGCGGACGGTAGCCACGCTCGAACGGCAACTGCGGCTCGCGCCACGCATCGATCTCCGGCAAGCGTCCTCGCGGACCAGCCGGAGCTTCACCGACACCGCGCATGGCAGGCATGGTGGTCGCCATGCCGGGCCGCTCTGGCGTGAGCATGGGCAGGCCAAGCTGGGCTTGTGGCTGCTGTGTGCTGCCATATGGCAGTGGCAACTGTTCGGGTTCGACCGGGGCCAGTGTCTCGGCGGGTGCTCGTGGCGCTGCCTCCGGCGGTGCGTTGCGCAACTGGGTGAGCCAGTTGTCAGCACGGTCCAGCGCCGCCATCCGCCACTCGGTAGTGGCCGGGCTGATCGGGTTCTTCTTGCGGTTCGACGCATCCTCGACCTCGCGCCGACGCATGTCTATCTCGGAGGCGATAGCGCGCAGGTCGCCAGTCTGCGCCATCCCAACCACCCGGTCAGACAGTGCATCCAGCCACTTGGCCGACTGGACTGGTCGATCCCTGCTGCCGATCATGGCACGCGCCACGTCGGGGTTATGCAAGACAGTCGGCGGAACGCCGGGCAATTCCATCTGCGTCGGCTCGGGGGCAGGCGGCGGCGTTGGGCGCTCAGGCGGACGGAATAGCGGACCGGCAGGTGGCGGCGCGACCCCCTGCCCCATCGGTAGCTCCGGCTGCATCCACGTGCTCGGCGTTGCCGGTGCCTCCATCTCCGGCATGGCCATCGGCAACTGCTGCTGTCCCGGCGGGGTGCGCTCGGGCATATTCATCGGCAGCTGCATCTGCTGGTTGGAGACGCCGCCCTGCAGCGGCAGTCCGAACTGGGTGCCGGGCTCGGCCCGTGCGAACGGCGAGGATGCTGTAAGCTGCAGCATCTGGTCTGGTGCTGGCAGTGCAAGCTGGCCGGGACCACCGCCACCGCCCCCACCGGGCGTGACCGGTCCGCCCTGCGTGGTGAAGCCTGTGCCCGGACCCGGCAGCTGCAACTGCGGTGCTGGCAGGGCCAGCTGGGTATCCATCAGGTCAGTCGGCACACCGGGCTGGTCTTCGACCGGCTTCGGCTGGCGACCACGGCCAAGATGTTCGACGGCCCCGAACGGGCCACCCAGCAGGCCGCCCGCCGCCGCGCTCTCAATATACTCGGTCTTCGCCTCCGGCGACCACAGTTCCTCGCCAGTCGCAAGCCGCTGTCCGCCCACGGTGATGGCTTCCTGTATCGCCTCCTCACCGGCCCCGGCAGCAATGGACAAGCCCAGCTTGGGCGCGGCCATGGTGCCCAGTTTCCCAAGCCCGCCACCGGCCACGCGCGCCACCGTGCCGCCGATGCCGAACGCACTTTCCATCACGCCCAGCGGGATGCCTATGCCTGCAGCCTTGGCGTAGTCCCGCTCCCCGGATACTTCTCCCTGCCGCTGCAGGATATCGCCGGTAGCCATCGTACTAGCGTAGCCGATAGCCCCCGCTGGCCCGCCGAAGCGCGCCGCCAATCCCAGCCCGACGAGGTTGGGCACCTGCGACGCCGCGAGATACCCGAGGTACTGCCCGAACTCGCCCTTGTTCCATGCGTCGACCGGCCCAGCAGCCTGACCCGTGTAGGGGTTGCGCGCTTGCTGGGCGTAGCCGATATCCTCGATGGCTGTCCCGGCCTTCCCCGGCACCAGCCCACCGAGACCCCGGACCATGCTGCCCAGACCCTGCTGGAAATAATCGACGTAATCGCCTTTGTAGCCGGGGCCCTCCACCCCGTACTCCGGCCCGATGTCCGGCAGGGGGACGCCCGCGTAGGTGTACGCATCCTCCGTGGATACGTCGTCGTCTACCCGCAGCACGCGCCCGTCAGGAAGGGTGATGAACTTCATTGGCCGCTCGGCAACAATACGCTGTCGCTGTGCTGCGGCTGGGCGATCCTCCGCGCGTAGCCCATGTCCATCTTCTTCAGGTTAGCGAACTGGTTGATCAGTTCCCGTATCGCAGGCGAGTTTCCGCTCTTACCCTCCATCGCCTTCACGTCCCAGTAACGCTTCTTGTCGACCTCCAGATTGCCGGTGGCGAAGTAGTTGCCCGCCGCACGCGCTGCCTGATTGGGGCCCGTGTACGCCCCCTTCACTTTCGGGTCGCCGCGTAGGTCCGTCATCACGCCCGGTATCAGTTCGTCGGTCAGCCGCTCCTGATCACGCTTGTCGTACGACCCGACCCGCTGGATCACGGCGTTGTTGAACGCCTGCCGGTAAGTCTTGGCCTCGTCTTCGGGCGACAGCTGCTGGCCATTGTCAGCCGCTGCCTTGCGCGCCGCCTGCACTGTAGCGGCTGCCATCTGGGACGCCTGCGTGCGCGCCGTGAGAAGCTCCTGCTGGTACAGCTTCGGCGTATCGAACTGCCCACCGCCAGCATACTTCGGCTGTTTCGGAGTGGTGAGCGAAGGCAGCCCCGTGCCGGATGTTCCGGGTTGCCCGCTTGTCGGCAGGCCAGCCCCCGTGCCGCCGCCACCGTGAGCGGCAGCGAGAGCGCCGACAGTCGCTTTTTTGTCCAAGGGGCCATACTGCGCCGTCATCATCCGCTGCGTGCGCGGCCCAAATCGCCCAAACGGAATAACGGTTGCCACCTGTTCCTGCACATCGCGCGGAGCAGACATGGCATTGGGATATTGTTTTAGATCGACGCCCGCCTTCGGGGCAAAATCCTGCCATGTCGGCGTGTTGATCTGAAAATGTCCTTGGCTCTTGGTCCCCGGCCCCGCCACGTCACTGTCCACCCCGGACGGAATGTTCCTGTCACCGCTTTCAATCTGCGCCAGCGTGTTAAGAAACCCACCGCCGCCTGCGATAGGTATGCCTGTGCCGCCAGTACCTCCGGTGCCTCCCGTCCCGCCCGGTATCGGAGCGGTGATCAGCGACCCCGGCGACGTGTCCGCCGGTAGGCCAGTCCCTGCGAGATAGGCCGAGAACTCAATCGGCTCACGGCCCGCCTCGATCAGGCTCTGGTTGTACGCATTGTACGCATTGGCGGCGCTGATCCTCGTATTCTGCTGGGCGTTCGTGACCTGCGCCTGACTGGCCGCGATTGCCTGCTTGCCCTGCGCCATCTGGATGAACTGCGACTGGATTTCGGCAATCGACTTCACTGCCCCGGCCATGTTCCCGGTAGCCGCACCGCGCAGCAGCGTCGTCACGTCCTGCACCGCCATGTACACGGGCTTCGTGCTCATCTGCCCGTCGGGTCCGATGTAGACCGTGGGCGCGACCGTGCCGCGCGGGTTGAGACCGAACGCCACCTTACCATCGGCATCCTTGGACATCTCGAACCCGACCCCCATCGGGTTGCGGGCGCTCAGTGCTTCAAGCCCACGCTGGTCGCCGTTGACGATGTAGTTCATCCCTGCAATCTCGGCCTCGCGGCCAACCTGATCCAACTCTGTCGCGTTCTGCGTGACATACTGCTGGAGTACCGACGCCGCCTCCTGCTCCTTGCCGTACTTCCGGTAAATGCTGGCCCGCTTAACGGCCTTGTCGTATTCATTTTCCGGGCGGGTCTCCGACTTGGGCACCGTCTGCGGCGCTCCCGTAAACCGATCCGTGACACTCACGAGGTCCTTGGCCGGGACGCCTGCGGCTGGCACTGGCGACTGCGCAGGCGGAACCACTGCCGCCGCTGCCTGCTCCGTTTCAGTCGGGGGCAGGGCAACTGGCGGACCCCCACCGGTCCGCAGCGCAGCCGCTGCGACAGGCGGAGGCGTGGCGGCTGCAGCGGCAGGGATTGGCAATGCCTGCTGCGGCTGGGGAGATGCGGCTGGGCCGGGGAGCGCCAGCTGCGGCGCGGGCCCCGGCAACGCCTGCTGCGGTGGAGGCGCGGCCTGCGTTGCTCCGCCAGCGATATTGACGGGCGACGGCTGTGACGCTGGAGAGGGGTTGGGATTGTCCCATTCAACACCCTTTGTCTTCGGGTCCTCTAACGCCGCAAGGGCCGCCTTCATCTCGATGTCTTCATCGCGCAGGCGCTTGCGTTCTTTCTCCGCCTCCGCCTCACGCTGCCAGCGAGACCCGGTTTCCCAACCCTTGATCCCACCTTCGACGGCCTGCCCGAGTGCCGATAGAAATCCACCCATCAGCCAATCCTCCTCGGCAGATACGGAGCCTTGACGGCGAGGTAGCCGTCCACCGTGCACACCAGATCGGAGGCGATCTTCTGTAGCTCGTGAGCCATGACGCCCAGCCACCGACCCGGACGATCATTGTAGTTGAAGAAGTAGAAGCGGGCCCCGGCGGCATCCTTCCCGGCGAAGACGATGTTGTGCTTCAGGCGGATGTCCGACCTTGCGAACCCGCCCGGTCCCATCGCTGCCTGCAGGCCAACCCCGGCCAGCTGACCAACCGCGTTCCACGGCGACGACGCCGCCTCCGCCGAGCGGGCACTGTTCGCTTGGCTGCTGTAGATACTAGCAATGTTACCGTAGCCCTGCTGCGCCGCCTGATAGCCAGCCAGCGGGACTTGCGCCGCACCACCGGCAGCACCGAGAGCCTGCGCACCGATCCCGCCCTGCGCCTGCATGTTGCCCTGCCCGGCCTGCCCGAAGGCGAGGATGCCCGACTGCCCGCCGCGTCCGAAGTTGGCGGCGTCCGCCGTGTACTGCATGCCCAGCTGCTGCGCCGCGTTACGGGCGCGCGTCATGGCGTTGGCCTCGATCAGCGCCCGCTGCGGTAGCTGCTGGGTACGCATCGCCGCCATGCGACCAACGTCCAGCGGGCCGCCGCCAAGCGCGCCCACGGTACGCATCGCCTGCGCGTCCTGCCCGGAGAACGCCGTCTCGATATCGCCCTTGGCCGCCAGCGCCTGACGCTGCTGCTCGGCGGGGGTGCTATATTCCTGCACTGCCTTGTAATAGGCTTCCTCGGCGGGGATGCCGTACTGCTTGTACCGCTCCATCGCCTGCGTCATCTGGCCGATATTGAGGTCGGCCATCGTGTCGAGCCGTTCGGACGACCGCGCCGCCTGCGCCATCTGCGCCTCGACGGCAGGCTTCATCGTTTCGTTGAAATATGTCTCAGTGAAGTTCTGCGCCTGCTGGGCGATGTTCGCCATCTGCGCCGTTGCCCGGCTGATCTGCGGGTCGTACGCGGTCTTCTGGCTCTTGCCCCCGCCCCAAGAAGCGACACTCCGACCTGAGCATCCGGTAGAGGAGAACGTCCTGCCCATGAACTCCTGCTCCTTTCAGCCGTGCCTCGATAGAGAACCCGATATTTTCGAGGAAGCGGCGGCTGTCGGTATTGTCTTCCTCGACCCACCCCGTGATCCGCGTACAGCCAAGCTGGTCGAAGGGATACTTAAATGCCCAGAACAGGAACTCGCGGTTGAGCCAGCGCCTGCCCGGCTTGCCTGCGATATGACAGAAGACATTGGACCCGTTGTATTCGACATAGAGCAGCGCCGCTATGATCTCGCCGTCGACCCGAAGCACGATGCCCTTCTGCTGAAAGGACGGGTTGATCGGGATGAAACCCTTGATGAAATTGAACGCCGCGTCCTCGTCTGCCACAACCTCGTGGCGCGCTCGCAGCCTGTCACCGTGCGGTGTATCATCGGTCACACGGGCGAGCAACTTCTCAGCGATCATCGTTTGTAAACTATCCCCCGCATCGACGTAGAGTAGAACCTCGTATAGCTGCCCAAGGTACGCCGCAACTCCAGCCGGTACGTGCACGGCGTGTCAGCGAGAGGCATCTCGTCGTAGAACTCGAAGTTGTAGGAGATCACCCGGTTGTCGACCACGCCGAGACCGGTATAGGTCTGCAGTATCTTGCCATCGTTGAGCCGCATGATCCGAAAATCGATATGGTCAGGGTTGCTGCCTGACCCCTCAAGGATCAGCGAGACGTTGATGCTCACCACCTGCGTCATCCCGTTCGCCGCGATCACCGTGATCAGCACATCCGTCGGAAGACTGATCCACGTGTTGAACGCCGAGGTGGGACGATACCCAAGGGTGCCGTAATCGTAGAAGAAGAAATCGAAATCGAAGGTGGCGTTTTCCTGCAGCTTGACCGTGCCAATGGCGGCCTCTTGGATGACCGCGTTGCGGATGTAGGTGATGCCACCGATCACCTCGAACGGGACGCCCGAGGCGTTCTCGATCCTGAAACGGTCAGCCTTGACGATGAACGCTGACTGCCCCGCCCCGCTGATCAGTTCGATGCCGGTGATGATGCCACCCGCCTGCACCGTCAGCACGTACTCGGCGTAGATGCCGTTCACCGCGTTGAATATCTGTTCGATGTTGGCCGTGTTGCCCGCCACCGTGGTCGACACGTTGGTGATCTGCACCGCCAACGCGCTATCCGCGTTAGCCCGCGCAGTCTGCTCGGTCACGATCATGCCTTGGGTCTGCATGATCTGCGTCTGCTGGTCAGAGTTCACCGCGACGACCTGATCGACCCGCGTACTCAACGCCGCGTCAGCGCTCGCCCGCACCGTCTCCTCAGTCGCAATCCGTGCCGTCAGCACGGTGAGGTTAGTGCCCTGCCCGTTGACCGTTGCCGTCAGGTTGGTGATCTGGGTGCCCAGCGCGGTGTCGGCATCAGCACGGACAGTCTTTTCGGTATTGAGGGCAGCATTGGTCGCGGCGATCTCACCGGTATGTCCGGTCACCGTCGCACTCAGGTTGGTGATCTGGGTTGCCTGCGCCGTGTCGGCGGCTGCGCGGGTGCTCTCCTCCGCCGCAATCCGGGCAGTGTTGTCAGCAACCTGATCCGCATTGACGTCCACCGACGCCTCAATGGTGGACATGCGGGTCGCGGCAGCAGCATCGGCGGTCGCCCGTGTCGTCTCCTCCGTCGCGATCCGAGCCGTCACGGTCGAGTTGTTGGTGTTCACTGTGGCAGTAAGCGTGTCGACCCGCGTGCCCAGCGCTGTGTCCGCCGTCGCCCGCGCCGTCGCCTCGCTGGCGATAGACGCCTGCACGGTCTCGTTGTTAGTATTCACCACCGCAGTCAGCGCTGTGATGTCCGTCGCCAATGCCGTATCGGCAGTGATGCGCGCCGACTGCTCGTTGGAGATCGCCGCCGTGTTGGCGAGGATACGCTGGTCGTCGACCGGGGCCCACGCCGACCCGCTCCAGCGATGCAGCTTGAAATTGTCGTCGCTGTCGAACCACAGATCGCCGACATTCAGTTCATAGGGTGGCGAGGCAGGCGGGTCTGCCTGCAAGTAGGTGGTGTTCGACCCGTCCCCAGTGGCGATGATCTGCTGGATTTGCTGCGACAGCGCCTCATCGGCATTGATGCGCGCCGTCTGCTCGATCCGGATCGCCGCGTTCATCCCCGCGAGCGCAGCGTCCACCTCCGACAGCGACTGCTGCAACGCGCTGCTCGTGCCGGAGCCGGACAGCCCCGCATTATCCAAGAGCGCGATGATCCGCTCAAGGTTGTACTTCATCGCAGTCAGCAGGGAGTAGTCGGCATTGTCTACTGACTGGACCGCCGGTAGCCCTTGCCAGCCCAGCTGTGACACTAGCCGCCCCTCAGTTCCATCACCGTAGTGGCGATCTCCAGAGCCGTGACCTCGACGTTGCCGACGATCTTAACCTCCAACGCCTTCGACCGGAACGGGGCAATCCGTACCGGTTCGAGCGAGGTCAGGTTGTGCGATGACCACAGTTCGCCATCGCCATAGAACAGAACCTGCACCTGCTTGGTCGACCCCTCCGGCGGGAGGTTCTTGAGGATGCTGCCGTTGACGTCGACCGTGTTGACCGGTGCCGTGTTGAGCGCCCCCATCAATCCGCCGGGATCGTCGAACATATCCTCGTTGGCTGCGATGATATCGTCCCGCAGCTTCACGTAGTCAGCCATGTCGGCGAGTTCAGAGTACACCGCATCAAGCCGGAACGCGGAGAAGGTCATGCCGTATGGCAGGGGGAAAATCTTCGACCGCCACTCGTAGTTGAGCGGGGCGTTGACGTTGAAGTCGAGTTCGTAAATCAGGTTGTCGACCGGATCGACGTAGTAGAGCCGTCCGGTATAGGTGTCGATGTGCACGGCGCTCGCCCGGAAGCTGATATTGGACAGGGCAGGCGGGTCATCCCGCCCGATCACCATCGCCTTGTTGCGCAGCGGCGTCGTCGGGTAGGTGGCGAAGTACCGCCCGTCGTAGACCGCGCCGCTCATCAGGCTCGGCAGCTGCTGCTGCCACTCGTCGCGCCGGAACAGTGCACCCGTGATCACGCCGCGCATACTCGGCCCGATCCCGACCATCCCTTCCGGGCTGGCGTAGAGCACGCCATACTCGTCACTGGCGATGGACCGCTTGGACACGCACGGCTGGATGATCGGCACGCGCTCGACCGCCATCTGCGCCGGGTCGACGCCGTTGAGGATGTACGGCCAGCGGTTGGTCATCACGACGATGGACGCGCCGAACACCTTGAGCCCGATGATGTCGTCCTCGACCGCGATTGCAAAGCCTATCGGCCACGCGTGCGGATAGTAGGGGACAGAGAAGTAGATCGTGCTGCCAATGAACCCGGCAAAGAAGCCGTTGGGGTGCGTCACCAGCCCCTGCAGGTCATCGGGTGGCGGTGTCCAGCCTTCGGTCGTCAGCGGCTCTCCTAGCTCGGCTGCCGTGCTGTCATCGACGTAGGTCAGCGTCGAGATCGGTATCTCCTCGACGAACAGGTAGGCGTCGCTGGTGCCGCCAGTGACCGACCGGTAGATGCGGGTGTGGGTAATGTTGTACTCGGGGTCCGGCAGCGGTGCGCCATCGAACCCGGTCAGCTGAACTGTCTGCCCCGGCTGCACGTCGACGAGATTGGACGGCGGCGATGGTGCGCTCTCCTGCGACACCAAGCCGAACGTCGAGACGTAGGTATAGACGTAGACACGGGTCTCGATCACTCCCGTCCCAGTGCCGACAGCAGTTGCCACCAGTGGCGGGACCGGGGTCGGCACGCCCATCGGCATCCACGTTTGCGGGTACGGCTCGCCGGGTGCACCAGCCGCCACCATGTCCTTGTTGATCTGCTTCGGAGGGCCGTCACCCGTGTAGTACAATCGGTAGTCGGTATCGCCGACGACGGGACTGAGCGCGATGTCGACGTCCGTATCCCATGTCAGCCAGTAAGACGGGCCAGCCGTGTAATACTTGTAGATCGTTAGGGGGGCGGTGCCCACTGGAGGGGTGTAGACGTGCAGCGGGCCACGCCAAGCCCGCAGCGCACCGGAGTACAGCTTGACGTTGTCGGCCTGCTGCGCCTGTCCCTGCTCAAGAAGCGTAGGGTTCAGGCGCGGTACAAGCCCATCGAAGTGGTCGATGGTGAGTTTCGGCACCTGCCCCTCGCTTTCGTTAGCTGGGCTTCGCCTTCGACGTCGCCTTCACGTTGTCCTTCAGGTCGAGCTTGAGTTGCCTGCCCTGCGTTTTGCCTTTCGGCTTGGACGACTTGTCATCCTTCTTGTCGTCCGGCTTGCCGAGCACCGCGTCCTTCAGCCGCTGCCCCACGCCGGGGTGTGCCGCCCTCTCGGCGCGGTCCTTGTCGCCCTGACGCGTTGCTTCGGCAGCGCGGTCGGCCTCACGCTTGCGGGCCTCGGCCTCCTTCTCCCGCTGCCCCGACGCGCCCGTGGGTTTCTCGTCGGGCGGGGTCGGAAGCGGAGTGCCTGCCGACACGTCGGTGTCTTTCGCCTGCGCCGCCTCGCGCACCTTGGCCTCCGCGTTGACCCGCGCCTGCGCAGCTTCCTGCGCTTGCAGGTGCGCCTCGTTCCAAGCGGCCTGCTCATCCTCGGTCAGGCCCTCAGGCGGCGGCGGCAGGTCACCCGTGCCAGTCGAGACATGCTCCGACTGCGCCTCGGGATCGACCTTCCTCACCTTCTTCGCATCGCCCGGCTTGGCCGGGTTGAGGCCAATGTCGCCCGCTTGCGGCGGACGCGGCGGGTCGTAGGACGGCGGCAGCTGCCGACCCTCCTGCTCCGGCACGCCTGCCTTGAGCGGCGGTCGCGGCGTCTCAGCCCTCACCCCGACACCCGGCTGGAGCGGCGGCGGCGGCTGGGTGCCCGCAGGTCCCGGCATGATCGGATACTCGGGCGAGCCTCCGCCGGGGCTGGGGAACGACTGCGCAATCGGGTGCACCGGCCCGTCGCCGAAGTTCATCGCCGGGAGAGTAGCCGCAGTGTCCGGCCATTCCTCCAGATGGGTCGGCTGCGGCGGCTGCCCGGCTATCGGCTGCGACGGGTGCGGCACGTTCTCGCGCGTCTTCAACTCCAACGGCTTGACGCGCGTGCCGTCCTCGTCGAAGTCGTCTGCCTCCGTCGGGAGGACGGACCCCATGTTGGGGTCAGCCTCATCCCTCGGGGGGATATCGCCGGAGCCGGTCGAGACATGCTCCGGGATTACCCGGTGCGCGTCGTCCGGCATGTACGGCGTGACCTCGGGCGGGGCACCCTTCTCAAGCTCCGGCGGAGCCTGCGGGTTTCCCTCCTTGTCCGCCGTCTGCTGTCGCGGATCGCCTTCCTCCTCGTGGCCGATCATCGGCTGCTGCTCGGACAGGCTCGTGTGCGGATAGCGGTCGGGGTACAAATCCTTGTACTCCTCCGGGTTCTGCGCCGGACCGGTCGGCTGGGCTTCCCCGCCGACACCCGGAGCGCCGGGCACGTTGACTTCGGGGTAGGGCAGGTAGGTCGGGGCTGCGCCGGTCACTGGCTCCTGCTCATCGTCCTTGCGTACGAGGCCCATCTCCTCGGCCCGCTTCCGCCCGTCGGCGGTGATCTCGAACGTGCCGCCCGTGAATGTCCCCAACGAAACGATGTTGCCATCAATCGTGGCCACCAGCGTGCCGCCTGCAGTGTAGGCGTCCTTGGTGCCAGAGTAGAGCCTCTCACCGACCTCACGGATTTCGGTCTTGTCCATGTCGTCGACACGCTTGCCAGTCATGATTTCTTTCCCTTCCCGAAGATCGGGGCCGCGCTGCCGCCGCCTATTTTACCCGGACGCGGCACGGAGGCGAAGGTGCCACCCTGCGGGTCAGCGGAGTATTCGCTGATTGTGTTGACGGGCTTGGTCGCCTTGCCCAAGGACTTCAGTCCGCCAATGTTTTTCGGGGTTGCCATCGAGAGCCTCCTATGTCTTGCGTGAGATCATATCGACATACGCTGTTGCCTCGGGTGTCGTCTGCCCCACGCGGCGAACGGTGACAGCGATCCTAGCAGTGATAGACTGGTTTATAGAGGTATTCGCCACGATATACCACTGGTGCGATACGGTTAATGGCAGCCACGCACCGAGCGTCCCGTTAACCGGGCCTCCGCTTATAGTCTGCGTGTAGACCTCGAAGTTTCCAGCCGCTCCGAGTGGGTCCACCCAGTGCTCCAGCACGTTACCGGCACCCGCTGTGGAAAGCGGGGCGATGCAGGCTTTGCCGTTGGAGTTAAGTTCATACCCGACCCGCTGCGCGGTGTTGGACCCAGTAGTCAGCATCGACTGGTCGTGCAGGGAGATCACACCCGGCAGCCCAGCCAGTCCCTTGGTGGCGAACAGGAGTTGCTGGATACCGCTCATATAATAAACCAGATGTCGTTCTCGACGTGCAGCAGCGTCACGACCCCCTTCGGCGGCAGGGTCTTGGTGCCGGTAACAGACGAGTTGGCGTGGATCAGGATCGGCCCGCCCGAGCCGATGCTCAGGTCATTGGTGCCATTGTTGACAATGGTCACCGCCATGCCGATGGGCAGCGGCACCAGCGCGAACGCCGGGACCGTGATCCCCTGCGCCCCGGTGTTCTTCCCATAAATGTGGCCACCCGCGTCCTTGAGGGCGATGGCATAGTTGCCATCCTGCCGGTTCTGCGGGACGTCGCGGTAGCCGATCACAACCTGCGCGCCGCCCGTGATAGTGTAGATCGTCGACCCCGCCGCCAGCCCGACGATGGTCTTGTTGGTGAGGGTGTCGGTGGTGGCGCGGCCAACCATCACGTCGGTCGTGTTCGGGAACGTCAGCGTGGCGCTACCGGCTGGGGCGGTCAGCAGGTTACCGGCAAGGCGGATGATGTTGCCCGTCGCCGTGTCGATGGTCTTGTTCGACAGGATGTTGGTGCTGTTCACGGTCAGCAGCGCCGAGCCGCCGACAGTCACCGGGTTCTGGAAATCTATCGCGGCCCCGCTGACAGCCAGCGGATACCCGATCACCAGCGACCCGGCCCGGATGGTGATGATGTCCAGCGCACTGTCGCCTAGCTCGACACTGCCGTACGCCTTGAACGGCCCGGTGATAACGCCGCCTTCCACGTCCATCTTGCTGGCCATGCCAGCCGCCGTGATCCTTAGCTCCAGCTTGTCATCGACATCGTACGTGCGCGCAGTCGTCCCCTCCTGCCCGCGCTGAACGACGAAGCTGTCATTGATCCGTTGCGTGCACTTGACGATCTCGATCTGGTTGGACGGGTTGACTAGCGTGGCGTGGAAGTATTCCCCCTTCGCACTGTCGGGGGCGGGGAACGCGTTGCCGTAGCCGCTGCTCAGGGTGATGGTCGTAATGCCGGGGCCGACGGATGCGGCGAGGGGACCAGTGGCATTGTTGGCGAACAGAGCAGGCATGACACCCCCTTAGGTAATGGTCACGGTCCACGTGATCGACAGGCTGTCCGTCGGGTCCTTGGTGATCGTCGTGTAGGTCGACCGGTTCTGCATCTGACCAGCGGATGCGGCGTTGAACAGTCCCGCCTCCTGCAGTGCTCCCGACCCAACCCCCGCTCCGAACGTGCAGACGTAGGTCGTTACGGTGGTGGAGTTGGTCGCCGAGGTCAGCGCCGTGCGCGACCCGGCGATCTCCGCCGCCAGCTGCGCGTCGCCGACCGCCGGGGCAGTGCCCCCCGTGCCGACCGCCATGTGGGTCATCGCTCCCAGCGACGGGCTCGCCAGCATGCGGTTGGCGATGACGCTCTTGCCTACCGTAGTGACGAGGTTCTTGACCCTGCGACGCGCCTTGATGCGTCCCCTTCGGTCCCGCAGAACAATGTCCAGCTGACCCACGATCCTGATTGTGTCTTCACTCTGCATGAGCCGGGCTCCTTGCCTCTGGGGAATACTCCTCAACACCATCAATGAACAGCTGCGAAGACGGATCAGCGGTGAGCCGGTAGCTAGCTGACGTGCTCACGTCCGCAACGTAACAAATTGTCGGCCATGCCTCCAGCCGAACTGACGTGCGGTCCAGCGTCAGCGTAATCGTATCGAGCGCCGCAACGCTGTCGATCAGCGCACGTGTCGGATGCAGCGATATCTGGTCAACCGCAACAGCAACATCGTCGAGCGCAATCTTGCGGGTGACGCCTGTCGCGTCCTCCACGCCTACCGTGTCGTCGAATATCCGCTCAATGAGCAGCGCCTTGGTGAAGGTGTCGACTGCGCCCGCGAGATCGTTGAGCGTCCGCGCAAGGGTGATCTGCCGCGAGAAGCTGTCGCTCGTCCCCACGCTGTCGGCCAGCGTCCGCACACGGGCGAGGCTCTTGGTCAGGGCGTCGACTACCGCCGCCGTGTCTGCGTTCGTACGGATGTAGCTGACCGTGCGGCTGAACCCGTCAACGGCGGTGACCCCGTCGTTGGCCGTCAGTGCGTTGCCGCCCGCTATCGACACCAAGTCGGTAGCGATGACGCTATCGTTGAGGTTAACTATCCAGTTCTGGGGGGTGCGTGTACCGAAGTTGCCCGATATGGGAGCCGAGGAGATCGGGCCGCCGGAGATCGACATGCCACTCCTCCCTCTAGGCGAACGTCTCGCGGACTACGAACTGGATACGATCCTGCACCGTCAGGATGAAATTGTCCTCATGTATCGACACCTCGCCCTCATATTGTCCGGGCTTGACGTTGAGCGCGTTGACCGGCCAATCGAACCGCACGAGCCCGCCCTCGCCGGGCAGCCCCTCACCGGGGTCGATCTCACCCGAACAGGACGGCACGCCGGGCAGCTTCACGCCGAGGATTGTTTGCAGTGTGTCAATCGTTCCTACCTGCCGAAACTTCATGTATGGCAGGACTGCCGGATCACTGAGATTGACCGGCCCCGTATTCTCGTCGCTGATCGCGGCGACAACACTGGGCTGGGTATCTCCAGCCATGAGGCGGATGCGGCACGCCATCTCAGTCCATCCTGTTGGGGCGTACGACCAGCGTCGCCCGAGTGAGGCCCCGGTTACGGTCGGCGCGGGCGGACCCGACTGCGCCGTAGTACATGCGCCGGAACTTGGTTGCCTGATCATCGTCCGAGAACGACTGGTTGGGTATCTCGTGCAGCCGCGCCCGCGCGCCGTACGAGAGTGCATCGCCGTAACGATCCCACAGTTCGCCCGGCAAACCTGTCGCGTCCCGTGACGGGCGAAGCGCCAGCGTCGTGTGGATCAGCGACCCGCCCGCCTGCACCGTCGACGGCGATGGCAGGAGCAGCAGAGTGCACGGCTCCTGCTGGCTGAAGTAGGCCGGTCCCCCGGTCGACATCAGCCAGTAGCGCCGCGACATCAGCTGCACCGTATCCTCCCCGAGCGGCTGCAGTTCATTGCCGTCGTACCAAGCCTGATGAACCCGGACCAGCACCGCGCCCTTCGGCACGTCAAGCTCGTAGTCCGAGATGCCCTGCTCCGCCGGGATCGCCACCGAGTTGTACAGCCACGCGTGGGTCTTCTCGAAGAAGTCCACCGCTGTCGACTTGAGCGCCTCGGTAACCGCAAGCTCCGGCGCATCCGGCACGTAAGGCCGGACCAGCGCATACATCTCGTCCCAGCGCTTGATCATCTGGCCGTGGCCTTCATCGACGGGTCAACAAGACCGAGTTGCAGGTTGGGGTTGGCTGCCAATTGTGTCGTCTCTCCCGTTTGCATGAAGCCCATGAAGGACTGCAGGAAGTTGGTCGCCAGCTGCAGCCCCGCAGCGAAGTCGCTGTCTTTCGAGTGCATCCGGTACAGCAGGTAGTCGAGCAGCGCCGTCTGGTAGAGCGGCTGCACGGTGATGTCGTTATCCACAGCCACGAGTTCGGGCGGGTCAGCGGCGTAAATCAGCTGCACCTTCCCCTTGCCGTTGTTCGGCGGCCATACGTAGAAATTGAGCGGCTCGGCGGGATCATACACATAGTTGCGCACAGTCTGCGCCGGGCAATGCAGGTGCCAATCCGGGTCGGAGGTATCGAGCACCTCGCGGCTGGAAACCCGAACCGCCCGCCCCGGCGCTTCCGTCGTCGGGTCGACGTTGCGGAGGATCGACAGCAGCATGTACGCGCCAACCGGCAGGACCTGCCTAGTCCCCCCTACGAGCGGTACGATGTCGGTCTTGGCCGAGGCGGACGGGGCCATAGCGACGATTGTGCGTTGACCGTCCGAGAGCCAGAGCAATAGCTCGTCGTCCTGCCAACGCATCTTGCCCACGTCGATGGCCTGTAGTCGGGCACGATTGATGATGGCACTGGCGGCGACCATAAGCCCTCCACAGGTATGAGGAGAGCAATTCCGGTGCCGCCGTCAATGCTCCCCTCACCCTCTTTACCGGGTAACGATCCCCAGTACGAGCGCTTGCGGCTTGATGGTCTTGCGACCATAGACGCACAGGCCACGCACCAGCGTGCCGAAATCGGTCGGGTTGGGAAGGCTCTCAACCTTGTCGATCTGGCTCGCCCACGTGATCGCCATTTTGTGACCACCGAGCATTGCCTCGCGAGCAACTGCACCGGCATTGACAGTGCCGTCGAAGTTGAACCCGGCGAGGCCCTGCGGCATCAGGTTCGACACGTAGATCGTGAACCGATCAATCATGCCGATCTTGCCGTTGCGGATCGTCGACTGGGCATCACCCGTCAGGTACGCCTGCTTCAGTTCGGAGTTCACCAGCGTGTTGCGAACGCGCGGGGAGACCAGCAGCCAACGGTCCGTCTCCGGCACGTTCTGCTCGTCGAGCGCCGCCGCCATCGAGGTGATCAGCCCGACAATGGTATCCTTGTTCAGCGCAATCGGAACCGCGTCGGTGCCCAGCGAATAGCCGCTGGAAATCTGACCAGCCGTGCCGCCCATGTTCTTCGGGTCGGCGGTGCCGACCACGTACTTCAGGGCTTCGCGGTCAATGGCGATGGCCATCTGCTTCGACGCGTCGTTGGTGAACATGTCCATCAGGTTCGGGGCCGACTGGACCTCGTACACGTCGGAGATGTTGACGCCGAAATAGTTGCCCTTGTCGATATCCATCTCGACCTTGTTCGGGGCGAGCACCTCGTACACGAGGTTCTGGCCGACCGTGTACGGATTGATGGAAACGGACGGAGCCTGCAGCATGATGATCTTGTCACCCATGCTCTTGATCTCGCCCTCGTAGTCGGTGTTGGCGATCTCGCCGAACACCGTCGTGGCGTACAGCTTAACGATCAGCTTCGACGACCAGAGCGTGGGAATGAACGTGCCCGAATATGCGGGGGTAGTGTTCTGCGGGGATTGTACCGGATACGGCATGACACCCTCCATGGGTCAGGTTGGGATGGAGATGGATGGGGTCGCCGTGTCGGCGGTATCCCGTGTGTCGTGCGCCCGCAGGGTCTGCTCCGATGTGGCCAGCACTATAGCTCTGGCGTTTCGGTCGCGCAATATGCTAGTTAACAGGTGTGCCGACCGTCACTAAACTTTCTCAGGATGAGCTTGTCGCCATGGAGGCGCTGTCACGCATAGACGCGTGGCGGGTCGTTGCGGCCCGCATCCACCGCGAGGTCGACGCGATCAAGTTCAACCTCTCCACCGTCCCCGACGTCGACAGGTTGCGACAGCTGCAGGGCAGCGCGCAGGCACTGGAAGGTTTACTCTCCGAGGTTAACGGCGCACGGGATACTCTACGAAAGTTGGGATGAAACGATGCCTCCGAAACACGTCGAAGAAGCCAAGCGCATCGCCGAGGAACACGATGCCGAAGTCGCGGGACAGCCAGCAGCTGGAACGGAAGGCACGGCTGAGAAGGCTGGTAATGGAGCACCTCCGCCTGCACCTGAGCCTGCGCCACAGCAGGCTCCAGACCTTACGCCTCCGCCCCCCGGCGACGACGGCGACTGGCAGCAGAAGTACCAGACCCTAAAGGGCAAGTTCGACAGCGAGGTCCCCCGTCTCAGCGGCGAACTGCGCGAGACGCGCGGACAACTCAACGAGGTCCTCAACCGGCTCGACCAGATGCAGCCGCCGCAGCCGCAAGCGCAGCCTGCGCCCGAGGCACCGCTGGTCACCGACGAGGACATCGAGAACTTCGGCCCGGAACTGGCGGACTTCATCCGCCGCCAAGCCACGGTGGTGGCAAGCGGCATGACCGCCGGATTACGGGAGGAGAACGCAACCCTCCGGCAGCAGGTCGAACAGGTCGGGGCCACCACCGGACAGGTACAGGTCGACCGTTACCTCACACGATTGAGGGAACTGGTGCCCGACTACGAGACGATCAATGTCGATCAGGGGTTTTTGAATTGGCTGGGCGAGATGGACCCGATGGCCGGAGTACCCCGGCAGGCGTTCCTCAACACTGCGTTCGAGGCACGCGATCCGGACCGTACCGCAACGCTGTTCAATTCCTACAAGGAGCAGGCTGGCATTACCCCCCGTCAGCCTGCTCCGACGCCGCCCGCTCCCCAACCGCAGCCCGGCAACGGCGCTGTCCCAGCCGGACTGGAGACCCAGATATCGCCGGGCTCGGGAAGTGGCGGCGGTGTCCCGCAGGGCGGCACTGCCGACCAGATTTGGACCGCAGCCGACATCCGCAACTTCACCAACGACATCCTGCGCGGGACCTACAGGGGTCGCGAGGGCGAGCAGGAGGCTATACAGAACGCCATCGACAGTGCGATACTGGACGGCAGGGTTCGCGCGTAGGAGGCTGACATGCCGTTGAAAAAGGGCAAGTCGAACAAGACCGTCGGCGACAACATCAAGGAGATGGTCAAGGCTGGCCATCCCCAGAAGCAGGCAGTCGCCGCAGCATTGAGGCAGGCCGGAAAATCGAAGAAGACGAAGTAGCCTTCCGGGTCGCCCCGATGGGCCCCGGAGCATTGGGTCCTGCGGACCCGATGGTGACGCTTGATAGTCTCGACGATCAGGCGTTCACCCAGCTGTGCTCCGACGACCCGCGTCAGGCCCGCGAACTGGTGCGCGGCCTCGCCCTCAAGATATCCCCCGACGCCCTGATGGTCATGTACCGCAAGCTGACCGCCAACGAGACCGCACCTGCCGAGGTGCTCAAGATGGCAGCGGAGATATTCTCCATCGCTGGCGTCAGGCAGGGGCCGCAGGCCGGGGACGGCACGGTCGAGCCGAAGTTCACAATTTCTATTAACCTAGGGCAGCAACCCCAGTCTATTCCGCCCATGATTGACATGAAGGTAGTACCCGCGCACGCCTATCCGGCGTTTGACGAAATAGTACTCGGAAAGGAAGAATGATCATGGGCAAAGACACACGCGCTGAGAGTGGTGGCGGACCTCCCTTGGGTGGCGGCGAGCCCGCCCCGCCGCTGGCGGAGGAGCCCCCCGTTGCATCGCCGCTGCTCAACCTGACCCCCATCGAACTCAGGGACGGTGAGTATGCCTTCATCGATGTGCGCTCGGTGATCGGCATCTACCCGCTGGACAGCGGCACGGTGACGGTGATCACGACCGGCGGCGCGTTCGACGTGTCCGGCACGCCCCAAGCCATCTACGACATGCTGGTGGCGGCAGCCTCGGTAGCCGAGGAACGCTAGGTCCAGCCAGCAGCGGAGGCCAGTTCCACTGGCTTCGCCGCGACCTGCGCCTTCGACCCGAACACCGCCCCGCCCGAAGCGTTGACGGCTGCGTACTGCAGCGCCTCGCAGACGTGGCTCCACTGGTTCTTCTCGGGCAGCACGCTGGTCTCGCCAACCTTGTTGATCTTGTAGCGGTAGCGCCCGGCCAGCCCGGCGATCAGCACCACGCAGCTGGGGTCGATCAGCAGCGCCGCCTTCTGGTCGATCTGCCGGGCGAGGAAGTAGTCGACCGCCGACACACGCCCGACGATGGCGTTGGTGAAGGCCGGGCGGGTGCGGTAGCCAGCGCCGATGAAGATGTCGACCACCGACCGCTCGTCAGTCTCCGCTCGCTTCGTCGCCGCCGGATCGGTGATCACGATCACCGGGCAGCCGTTGAACCTCGGCGTCGCCAGCAGCGGGCGGAGGTGTTCGTTGATCATGCGCAGTGCGCCGCTGTCCCGAGTGGTGATCTCTGCATGGGTGATGAGGCGATGGCCGGGGTGTAGCTGGTTGATGGTGCATGCCGGTGTCAGTCCTGCGTCAACGCCGATGATCAGCGGATAGGCCGGGTCACGGATAACCTCTGTCGTCGACTTGGCTACGTGGAAGTCGCGCCGGAAGCCGGGCCATACCGGCTTGCCGGAGAGGGTGCGACCGAACTTGTTGTGGATGTAGATATCGATCCACTCCTGAGACTTACCCTCCATCAGGTTCTCGTAATAATTCGCCGGGAGGTACTGCCTCCAGTCCGCCTCGGGGCTCAGGCCCGACGGCTGGATGAACACGTCCATGTTGCCGGGCGGCTCGCTCAGTATCCCCTCCCAGTAAGAGCCCTCGTCGGGCGGGTTGGTCGAGCCGAACACCTGCCCGAGTTCCCGGCCAAGTTCGTCGACGCATCCGGATATCGGCTCGCCGCGCACGTTCACTCCCCACTCGGGGCGGTGCGGCACCAGCATCGCGTCGGGGTAGCGGCCAACGCGTCCCTGCAGGGCCTCGAACACCGAGCGGTCGATCTCCCTGAACTCGTCCATGAAGGCGAACGACAGCTGCAGGGACAACAGGCGGCGAACGTCGGCGGCATCGTCCAGCCCGCGAAACAGGACCGCGACCTCGACCGGTATCCCGTCGTTGCCCATGTAGTTAAGCTCGAACCGCTTCTCGGTCCTCCACCAAGTCCCTGCTGTTCCATCCGGGAATTGGCGGAGCCAGTCGGGGATGGTCGCATCCGCGAGCATCGCGGCGGTGTTGCGGACTATGGCGCAGCGCGCTTGTCTTACGCCGTGCACGGATGGCGTCACCAACGAGGCCAGCAGCGGGACCTTCATCAGTGACGCCAAGGTCTTGCCCGACCCGAGGGGACCGACCTGCAGGTCGACGAACTTGCGCGACAGCAGGTAGGGTTCGAGCGAACCCACTGGCGTGTAGTTGATCCCCGTGGTTTTGGGGGGCAGGGGCGGCTGCGGGGCGGTGGCCATGCTACTGCCTAGGCGGCGAGAAGTTGTCCGTGATCGGAGCCTCGCTCCCCATCAGCGACTGGCCTGACGGGCTCGGCCCGCCGGGACTGACTGGAGTAGGCGGCACCGGTCCCGCCTGCGGAGCCATCTGGCCGGTCGCCTGCGCCGCCATCGCGTCCTGTGCCAACCGCATGCGGATAACATCCAAGGGGGGCACGACGCTATCGGTGTCGATGTCGAGCGCCTTGGCGCTTTCCCTCAGGAGCGCTGCGCGACCCTCGACCCCGACGATCTGCATGTCGACCGGGTTGGCGGTGGCGGCGAGGAACTCGGTGCGGCGAAGCTGGGCGCTCTCCTTGGCAACCAGTGACGAGGCTCCACGGGCGATCACCTGCACGTCGCCCTTTAGCGCGGGGTCGAGTGCATAGCGCATGTTGTACTGGTAGAGCCTCTCAAGCAGGGGGCCCAGTACGTTGCTGTCGATCCCCGCGACCACCTGCTTGATCACCCGGCTGGCGTTGTTCATCAGCATGCTGAGACCGCTCGCTGTGCGACCGGCCCCGCCTGCGTCGCCGACGAGATATTTGGGCAGGCCCGAATACTCGTCGGCGAGGTTGGAGAAGAACTCGAACACCCGCATCAGTTCGTTGACGCGGCTGTCGGGCTGGAAGAACTCCATCGGTTTCTGGTTGGTCCCGAACGGGTCGGTGGTGACCTGCCAGATGCGCCACGGGATGAGGCTGGTGATGTTCTCGCCTGACGCAAGGCGGTCGGTGTTGATGACGACCTGCGGCCCGGATGCTATGGAGGCTTTGTTGACCACTGCCCGAGCGAGGGCATTGGTGATTGACTGGGAGGGTGCAACCAAGTCATGGACCGAACGTCCCCAGAAGCTGTCCGGCACGTCCTCGTACGAAGCCCGATAGTAGGGGCGGCGATAGAGTGGGTCGCCGTTGAGCACCGCCTTGATCACGTATGTCCCGATGATCCAGACCTCCGCCTCGTACTCCTTGGCTACGTCCGGGACCTCACCTTCGGACAGGCCGAAATCGCGAAGCATCTGCCCCGACACGCAGCCAAAAAACTGTAGCGCGTCGATCCGGGTATCGGCAGGAGCGTTGCCCTCGCGCCCGCCGTGGGTGCCGGTGGCGACCCCCGGCAGTCCCTTGGCGCTGGCAATGGGCGAGGCAGCGTAGCTGGTCCAGTCCGACAGGCCGCCGCGACCGTGGTCTTCGAGGACCAGCTTGATCGCGCCGTTGTCGTAGCCCGGCACATCCAAGAGTTCGGTCAAGTGCCGTCTGGAAAGACGGTGCTTCTCAATGATGTAGCCGTCGTTGGGGTGCTTGGCTCCGGGTGACGGCCAGACCATGGAAGGATCGACCCGCTCGAACTCAACGACCAGCTGGACCTCGACAGTTGGGGCTCCGGGGGTCGGACCGGAGGAGGTCGCTTGGCTGGCTTGGGCGGGGCCGGACGGGGAGCCGATGTCGTTGGCGGCAACGGCGGGGAGTTGCTGCGGCTTGTAGGTCAGCTTCGGTTTGCGGCGCAGGACGGGGCCCTTCAGTATGGCTGCCGGGTAGATGGTGATGTCGTCGATGAAGGCGGCGACCGCCTCCAGCCAGCCGCCGTCGAGTAGCTGGTCCTCCATCTTGTCGGCCATCTTGCCAGCGGCATCGCGGGCGAACGCCTTGACCCTCGCGTCCTTCAGTTCGCGGAGGGTCTTGATCAGGGACTGCTCCTGATCGGGGTTAAGCGGGGTGCCCGCGATCATGGCGTCGCGGATCACCCCAGCTGCTTGGATGATGGCCTGCTCGTCCGCTTCAGGGGGGACGTCCGGAACGGGCGATGGGGCCAAGGTCCAAGGTCGGTCGACGCCAGTGGCCAAGAGGATGTCGCGCAGCCAGCTGGAGGCGGCACGGCATTTGACACTGGTCAGGTTCATGTAGACTTCAGAGCCGCCCATCTTCCTGATCTCGGAGAGCTTGCTCTGGGAGTATACCCCTCGTCGAGCCAAGAGGGCCGAGGCCATCCGGTCGTCAATGCCTTGGCTTGATCGGGCTGAGTAGGCGGCTGTGAAAGCAGATCGGACGTGCGCGGCAAGGCTGGAGATGAACGGCTGGGTCTGTCGAAGCTGGGCGGCACGGCGGGCCTCCTCTGCTAGAGTTGCACCTAGGGATTTCGCAGTCACCAGCCCATTGCTGATGACGACGGTGGAGCGGGGAGTGATCGCGGCAGGGACTTCGATTGGAAGTCCCGTAGGGGACAGGCCACGCTCACGATTGGCCGGGTCATTGGTACGACCGGGGGGCGTGAATGGCGGGCGGACTGGGGTTGACGCCATGGCAGTGGTTTACCACCACATGAGGCAGACGGATAGGGGTCAGGCGGCCTCGGTAGAAGTACTGAGTTTCTGGCGATATAGGACATACTGACATGCGTGATGATATGGATACGGGTCCTGACCCGATCTTGGTTTGGGGGTGGATAGCCTTGGTGGTGCTCGGGGCAGCCCTGCTGATCTACAACGTGGCCAGATAGTGGTCGGAGTTTTCCTTCTGCGTCACGTAGGCGAGGTTCGACAGCCGGTTGTTGGTCTTGTCGAAGTCGTCGTGGTTAGTTTCCATACCCGGCAGCCGGGGCCCGACGAACGCACGTAGCACGAGGTGGTGGACGAAGTAGCGATAACGCACGCCGTCGATGACCACCCTGACACGCAGATACCCCTTTATGTTGGGGTCCGCCCGGAGCGGAAAGGCGAACATCTTCACCCCCGAGCACACCTCGCCCTCGTCGGAAACAAGGAGGGGAAGACCCGGAACGACGCGCCAGTTGGCCATGGGACCGGCGTAGTGTGTCAGTGTGTAGCGGTCAAGTGTCACCATGGTTACAGTCGGTTTGAAAATGGTGCGTGCATTAAGCGGCTGGGGTATGTCTCTGCGTGGGCCGGGGCCATGGTCCCATACCCCTCCCCCCACCCCCCTGCCCTAGTCCCCTAGCGCCTTCGCCCATCCCCTTGGCCATGTCCGGGCGGGCACCTGCTATCCCTTTGATATCATTTGGTTTTTAATCAAATGCCCTAAACGCTAGGCACAAAAAAACCCGCCATGGCCTAGGCCATGGCGGGTGAGGTATCAGGTGAGGGAAGCGCTACGCCTTGGGCGGTGCCTGCAGCCAAGCAATCAGCGCCGCCTTGCGGGAGGTAAGCGCCCGGAGCAACAGGTCCCCGTTTTTCGCGTTCCCCATCAGCATCGCGGCGGCATCCTCCCGCGCCTTCTTGGTGTCAATGGCGGGCGGCACCGGCGGCGCGGCATCGGCGCTAGCGGGCTTGCCAGCCACCTGAGGCGCTACTGGAGCGGCGGGAGGTGCAATCGGTGCCGGTGCCTTCGCGGCGGCCTCTGCAGCCACTGCAGCGGCCTTGGCGGCGGCCTCCGCCTTCTGCGCGTCGGTGCGATTGTCGCCGCCGCTCCCGGCCTTGATGACAGAGAGACCGGCCTTGCGTTGCGCCTCCCGGAGCAATTCAAGGTAAGCCGTGTCACTGAGCGGCTTTTCCGCGCCGCTCTTTTTCAGAACAGCGGCGCGCGTCGGGATTGCCTTGCCAGCCGCCTGCAGGTTAGCGGCGCGCAGCATCACCTGCCCAGCGTTGCCAGTGACATAGCCCAGCACCGCCTTGCAATGGTTCATCAGCGCTCCCTCATAGGCATCGCAGAAGGCGGTATAGCCGAGCGGCTCGACGTGGGCCGCCGCAATCGCCGCGCCGAACGCCTTGCCAATCTCGACGTTGAGAGTGACAATCTTTTCCTGAGCGCCCTTCGCCTTCTGCAGGAAAGGATCGGTTGCGGCGAGCGCCACCGGCAACAGGGCTTCGACGTTGGCGGGAACGGCGGGAGCTTCAAACGATAGTGTCATGGTGGTTTCCTTCGGTACTAGAGACGTCGGCGTCATCCTGCCGACCCCATGCAGTATAAAGAGTGACACACTGACAGTCCAGACAAACCGTCTATTTATTTGATTAAAAATCAAATGGAGGCTGTGTGTCAGGAGATGATATACTGACACACATGACAACCGTTCGCCGAGCGGGGGGCGCGCGTGCGCGCGGCACGCACTTGGTACTTGGTACTTGGTATGGCGCTTGGCATGCGGGGATTTCGGCGCATACTTGGTATGGCTGGTGGTTTCTGACATGCACATTTGAGGGGGTATACTAGCGGGGTGCCTTGTGGCTTTCAGCACATAAATCTGGCTGTTTTCTCTAGTTTCTTTCTTATATTTATATCAATATATACATCTACAATAGAACAATGAGTTTTAACACATACGACGCGCGCGAGACTTTGACTGCTTGGGATGCAAATCGACCGCAAAAAACGTAATAATAAAGCCTCTATTAAAACTCGCTGTTGTATTGTACAAGGCCAAAACTCGGCATCCTCCGCAGTTTCCCGCCACGCGATCCACAATGGAGACCAATATGATACCCGGCCCAAAACCGTCCATTTTGCTCAATCCGAGCGACTTCCCCGTCCCCGCCAACTGTTTTTACCCCTGTTTCTGCCCCTCATGCCGCCCGCGCGTGCGGCGCACGCGTGCCCTTTTGCAGCCCCTCGAAGCCTTTTTAACGCCCCGAATTGGTGCGCCGATAGCGAACGCGACCAACCGCAATAGCAGCGATGGGCTCTTGGAATTGTACACGCCCCTGCTGTGCCGCAAACACTCGGGAGGGCGGCAAACAGTGAAACTGTATGCCGAGCCGTCCTTCATCATCCGACGCCGGAGGGTACTTGCCTTCCTCTACCGCTGTATGACCACGCCGCAGGATGTCGAAGATTACATCCGCCTCATCCCGTCCCGTACGTGGCTGCCGGTGCCTCCGGACAACTTCGACGGCCACGACCTCGACGCGCCCCTGATCCGCAATATCCGCAAGGCGCTGACCGACGCCGGGATGATGCTCGACGTGCCGCTGTTCGGCAACCGCCTCAACGCGCCGTTGATTACCTCTGCCGCGTTCGTTGCCGACAAGCTCGACGACCTCGCCAACCTCATTACGCCATCTGCCGCTGTCCTGCTGGTCAGCCAGTGGGCCGCCCTCTGCGCCAAGGACGGCGCGGTGGACGACCCCAACGAGACCGTCCGTACCATCGCCAAGCGCGTCGCGTTCGAGCCAGACCCGCGTGATGTCTGGCCGTGGGTGCCCCGCTGGGGTCCGGCGCAGATCGGGCCCGAAGATACCGTCAACACCCGTCCCGGCCTCGTCGTCCCGAGAGAGCTTCGCCGCTGGTGGAACTTCAACGTAACGATGCTCCGGCCCGATGCCTTCGCCTACGAACGCGATCCCGACGCCTTGTCCCGCCGCGAACAGCTGCGGGATCAGCTGTACATGATGCCGACCTCGACCACGCAGCAGTCCGCTGCGCCGCGCGTGGTAGCCTCGGTAAATCCACCGCCACTGGCACCATGAGACCCATATTTAGTCCTTGACACGCCTGACACATTAGTCTATGCTTCTGACTGGCTTGGAGTTCGTCCAAGCCAGCCGGGGGCAGCCCCGGTCACTTGATTAAAAAGCAAATGACAAGGACCCGACCTAATGCGCATTTCCGAAATCGAAGCCCTGCTTCCGACCCTGTTCCACGCCAACATTCCCGTCTACCTGCGCGGCGATCCCGGCGTCGGCAAGACCGAGATGGCGATTGCCGCTGCCGTCGATATCGGCGCGGAGGTGATCTACTTCCACGCTCCCACGATGAACCCCGAGGACCTCGGCGTGCCCGACATGAGCGCCAAGGAACTGACCTTCAAGGTCAACTCCAGCATGCCGGTCTACGGCTCCAAGTGGGACAAGGCGGTCAACCCCGACGCGCCTGACCTGATCGCGGTGATCATCGACGAACTGCCGCAGTCCGACCACGGCGTGCAGAAGTCGCTCGCCAACGTCATTCAGGCGAGGGAACTCTACGGCCACAAGATGCTGCCCAACGTCCGCTTCCTCTCGACCGGCAACCGGGCCGAGAACCGGGCCGGTGCGGGCAAGCTGCTCGGCCACTTCGCCAACCGCTGGTGCTTCCTCGACGTCGACTTCTTCATCGACGATTTCCTCGACTGGTCGCTCAAGCATCAGGTCCACCCGGTGCTGCGTGCCTTCGCCAAGTTCGATAGCAAGCAGATGAACGAGTACAAGGCCGACCGCGAGGTCAACCCGACCCCTCGTGCATGGGTCCAGCGCGTTGCGCCGCTGCTCGACGCCGGGCTCCCGGTCAACCTGCTCTACGAGGCCGTCAAGGGCTCCGTCGGCGAGGGCCCGGCGACCGTGTTCCAGTCGTTCGTGAAGATGGCCAGCCACTTGAACATCGACGCGCTCATGGCCGACCCCAAGGGCTACCCGATGCCGACCGAGAGCAGCATCCTGTACGTGCTCTCGACCACGCTGGCGATGAAGTCGACGACCAAGAACTTCGCCACCATCATGGAAATCTCGAAGCGCCTGCCGCCCGAGTTCTCGGTGCTTCTCGTCTTGGAGGCGTCCAAGGTCGAGCCGCGCATCATGTCCACCCCTGCCTATCAGGAGTGGGCGACCGGTCCGGGTGCCAAGGTGCTCGGCATCTCATGATCGAGGATGACGAGAGCACCGTCTACGCCATGATCTTCATGTGGCTGGTGATCGGCTTCCTGATCATCGCCAACTGATTTGCTTTTTAATCAAGTGGGGCGGCGATCCTGCCGCCCCACAAAACCAAGGAAAACAACATGTCCGATATCACTTTCGCCTCCTCGACCATGCTGCTGTCGCTCAACATCTCGATCTGGTCCGGCAACAAGCTTGACAAGGGCGAGACCGCCGACGTTCGCTCCCGCACCGGTGCCCGGCAGGGTGCCGTCCGGGTCCACAAGTCGCTGCTGCCTGACGCTCAGGAACTGCTCGACCTGCGCCGCCACGCCACCCTCGTCCGCGAGTTCTTCAACGCCCGCACCGCGCCGTGGGCTGGCGACATGCGGATCATGCGGTCCGACGCCTACCTCGACTTCTCTCAGGAGTTGGCCGCCCACAAGCGCCACTTCTCGGTGCTGGTCGAGCGGCTGGTCGACGCCTACGAACTGCGTGTCAACGAGGCCCGCACCCGGCTCGGCACGATGTTCGATCCCGCCGACTACCCCGATGTCCGGGATATCCGCAACGCCCACGGCTTCGCCGTCCGCGTGGCACCGACCCCGTCCGTCAAGGACTGGCGTCTCGACCTCAACGACGAGGTGATGGGCGACCTGCGCCGTGATCTGGAGGAACAGAGCAACTCCGCCATGCAGGGTGCGCTGGCCGACGTGGCGTCACGCATTGCCGAGGTGGCGAAGCGGGCTCACGAGCGCCTGTCCGACCCGTCGGCGATCTTCAGGGACAGCCTGATCGGCAACATCGACGAACTTGTCGGCCTGCTGCCGATCCTCAACGTCGCCAACGATCCGCAGCTGGACGACCTCGCCACCAACCTCCGCCTGTCGGTGTTCGGGGTCACTCCCGAGGTGCTCCGTGCCGACCCGCTGGTGCGCCGCGAGAAGGCCACCGAGATGGGCCAGCTTGCCGCCAACGCCGAGGCGCTGGCCGACCTGTTCGGAGGTGCACGCTGATGGCCCAGCAAGTGATCGTGCTGCGCAGGGACGGCCACGTCGTCGCCTATCACAGCGACCTGTCAGGTGGGCTGGAGCAGGCGTTCCAGACTGCGCTGGCTGCCCAGCGCAGGGCCGAGGCGAGGGAGCCCGATGCCAAGTTCGCCCTGTCCATCGAGCCGGTGTCAGCGGTGAAAACCGTGCAGTACAAGCACGGTGGCAGGTGGCACAACATCGAGGGGCATGGCTGCGCCGACGAGGCGGAGATGCAGGAGTACGTGGACACACTCAGCAAGTATGGCCCCGGCCTCCGCGTTGCCGATGTCACCACCAACGGGGAGGTCGCGAAGTGATGGGCCGGTTCAAGGTCGCCCCGTTCGACAAGGGCTATGGCGACGGCAATCGTTTCGATGGCCTGTACGACCCGCGCTACGACTACCAGCCCGATGAGCGTGCCGAGTACCGGCAGGGCTTCGACGCTGGCCGCAACGTCAAGCTGGCTGGCCTGTGTGGAGGTGCCCGCTGATGCAATGGCACGCCCCGCTGATCGCGTTCGTGGCTCTGTTCGTGGTGATGGCTATTCTTGCCGTCGCCTCCTGACGTACACCGTGTAGGCTGGCCCACCCAGCCTACACGTGAGCGTTGACACGGCCCTGACAACCTGCTATACCATGACACATGGTCAACCAAAGGAACTACCCGATGACGCACCCGATCCTTCAGCTTCCGATCCTTCACTCCATCTCCGCCGCCGAGGTGATCAGCCAAGCCAAGGCACGCCTGATCCTGACGCAACCGTTCTTCGGCAGCCTCGCCTGCTCGATGGACTTCGTCGAGGAACCCGGCCTCAACCCTCCGACCATGGCCACTGACGGCGAGAAGGTTTACTACCATCCGCAGTTCGTGCTGACCCACACGGCGGACGAGAACCTGTTCGTGGTGTGCCATGAAATCATGCACGTGGCGCTGGTCCACATGTTCCGGATGCGGACCCGCGACATGCGGCTCGGCAACATCGCCGCCGACTACGCCATCAACGAAATCCTGTGTGTCGAGGGCATCGGCAGCTTCCCCAAGGGTGGCTTACGCGACAGCGACATCTACAAGCGTGGCGGCGGCACGATGGAGGGCATCTACTCGCTGCTCCTGCAGGAGAACCCGCCTCCGCCTCCGGGTGGCGGCGGCAAGCCGGGCGACGGTGAGCCGGGCGATGGCTTGCCCGAACTGATGGACCGCCTGCTCGAACCCGGTGCGGGCAAGAGCGAGAGCGAGGTCGCAGCCAAGGAAGCCGAGGTCCGCCTGAAGGTGGCCGGTGCAATGCAGGCAGCGGAGATGCGTGGCACCCTGCCGGGTAGCCTCAAGCGCCTGCTCAAGGACGCGCTCGACGTCAAGACGCCGTGGCAGAACGTGCTGCGCCGCTTCTTCACGGAGCGCAGCGATGAGTACCGCTCGTGGGCACGGCCCAACCGCCGGTTCGCCAGTCAAGGCATCTACCTGCCCAGCCCGGACGGGGTGCGCATGGGCATTGCCTTCTGCGGCACCGATGCGTCGGGCTCGATCAACCAGAAGATGTTCGACATCTTCGCCGCCGAGATGAACAAGGTGGTCGCCGACACTATGCCCAAGAAGGTGGTCGTCGGGGTGTTCGACACCCGCATCACGGATGAAATCGAGTTCGATCCATCCGAGGGTGATCGCATTGTGCTCACGGCCAAGGCAGGGGGCGGCACCAACTTCGCCCCGGTCATGGACTGGTGCCAGAGCAGGGACGAGGACCCGGCGTGCCTGATCATGCTGACCGACGGTCACTGCGGCCAGTTCGGCAACGAGCCCAGCTGCCCGGTGCTGTGGGCGGTGCTCGGGTCGACCGGCAACAAGAAGTTCAAGCCGCCCTTCGGCGAGGTCATCTGGATCGAGGGGTAACATGGACGTGGCCGGTGCGGGGGCACCGGCCACTGCCACTTGATTAAAAACCAAATGGAGTTCGTGCAATGGTCAAGCTGCATACCATCCCCGGCGTTCACGCCGTCACCACCTACACGCTGGTCCCTCGGGACCTGACGCCGACCACCCGCAATCTCGTGGTAGCTGCGCTGTCACGTGGCTACGTGGTTGGGCACCCCACCCACTCGGTCACCTATCAGGTGATCAGCGCACTCAGCAACGGGCTCGGCCAGAAGTTCGAGCGGCGCTTCGCCATGCCGGTCTTCGGCTTCCCGTCTGACGTTAGCACCCGCGAGTACCCGATTACCGACGTGCACTATCCGTTCGGCATGCTGGAGTTGGTCAAGCCGGAACTTGACGACCTGCGCAAGGAACTGGCGGTGACCTACTCGCTGATCACGGCCAAGACCAAGCTGGCGGTGCCGGTACGCTCCCGGTTCGTGCCCGACCTGTCAACCCCGGAAGCGAAGACCTGCGGCAGGTTTGCCGGGATCAAGCCCGAAGCGCCCCGCCTGATCGCCTTCGTCGGCACGATGGTGGCGCGTGCCGACCCGGCGTTCCGCCACGACATGCGGCTGATGCGCGAGGTGATCCAGATGGGCGAGGCGGTGCCGTACCTCGTCAAGCACAAGGTCAACCCGACCGCCAAGCCTGCCGCCAAGAAGGGAAAGAAGTGATGGTCCGGGTAGTGGGGACAGTGGCTCCGCCGCCATGGGTGGCGACAGGCGGACGCGACCCGGACAACGCACGTCTCGGGCTCGTCGAGCGGACCATCATCGGGGTCAACAATGTCTACTTCGACATCGGCACCTCGCTGAAGGACCGGTTCTGGGCGGACCACAACGCGACCGACGTGATCAACCATGCGCTGGCCGAGAACTATCGGCTGCATGGGGTGCAGCCGCTGCGTGGCGAGGGCTACCTGCCCGAGGCATGGATGACACCGATCCGGCAGGCGCAGATCGTCGTCGTCCCGTCCCGCCCACGTGGTCTCACTCTGCCGGGTGGCGACAACCCGATGTTCGGCTCGCTGACGACCCCGCCCAACCGTGGGCAGTGGGTTATCGAGAGCGGGCTGCACGCTGCCAACCTGCGGCTGACCGGCATCGTGCCCGACGCTGGCAAGGACACGGCGGTGCTGCTGGTGAACAGCAACTCGCCGGGTCCGAGCGGCGAGGTCGCATCCCTGCTCGCTACGCTGGTGGGGTGGGACCGGGACCGCAGTGCGATGATGAAGGCGGTGCGGGCGGTGCTCACCCGGTGCGACGGGGACTTGGCGCTGGCACTGACCGTGATGCCGGACCTGACACGGTTCCTGCCGCACGAGGCGTACCCGCTGCCGCCGCAACGACTGCTCGACCTGATCAAGCAGGAGCAGGCGCAACAGGCCATGATCGGGGTCGACATGGGCGCATACCTGCCAGCCACCATACGGCTGGCCAAGCATGACGAAACAACCAACGCAAAGAAGGGAACACCACGTGGCTAACGCATTTACCAAGAGCGAGAAGGACCGGACATCTGGCCGGGCGCGCACCCTCTACAACGAGATGCAGACTGTCCTGCAGGACGATACGTGGGGGGCGATGGACCCCGACGACATCGCCAAGCGGCTGGTCACCATGAACTGCCACTACCATGGCTTCAACGAACTCTCGCTGAAGCGCATGCCCGAGGTGGCACAGCACGAGGTCACCGGCATCCGCATCCTGACCGACAACAACAAGTCGCCACTGGTGCGTCCGTTGCGCAGGCCGATGAAGGTGCCGGTGGTGCTGCTGGTAGCCAACGCCAAGCGCAACAACTCTCGGTACGATGACCTGTTCGGCAACCTGTCGACCGGCAAGTCGCCCAACGCGCCGTTCCTCCTGCCGTCACCGGCGGGGGAGATGATCGGCCCGTCGTACCAGATGCTGATGAACCTGCAGCGGGAGGTGTCCGACTTGATTACCGACCAGTCCAAGATGGCCAACATGCTGCGCCATATCCTGCCCGCCTCGAAGTCGGTGCGCGCGGTGTGCTCGGTGTTCCCGGTGATCCGTCACTTCCTGTCGCCGACGATGGCTCAGGAAATTGAGGGTGTCGACCTGACCAAGGCGCGTGGTGATGTGCATAGCATATCACGTACCGTTGACATGGGCGAGATGATCCAGCTATCACTGAAGGTGGAGGCATACATGAAACACCGTGTGCCCACGAGTTAAGGAGCAGTACGATGTACTCGATTGAACAGAACGTGCCGATCCCGGTGATGCGGCATGGCGGTTCGGCGTTCCCGCTGTCGGAACTGTCGACGGGCGAGAGCTTCTTCGTCCCCGGCGGGGAGGATATCGTCAAGACGCGGGCCAAGCTGACCGCCGCCATCGCCAACCATTACCGCCGCAAGAAATCGCAGCGCCGGTTCACGGTGCAGACCCAGATCGAGGACGGGGTGAAAGGCATGCGTGTGTGGTGCCTGTCCAACCCGGACGAGAAGGACGAAGATTAGTTGGTGCCCGATTGGAACTTAGCCGGAGGTACTGCACCCCGGTGACACAAGCACTGGTTGCGTAGCGGTTGAGGGCTGCGTGCAAGTCATAACCCTCACTCGCAAGGACACGTCAACGGCCCGTCAGTCTGGGCACCCGGAACGTAGGTGCGGGGCGAAGCCAGTGAAGCAGCATACCGGGAGGCGGGGAAGTCCACGCCCCGCCTCCCAATTCATCAGTGGTCAGACATGGGGTATATTCAAATGGTTGGATCAATCACGGTTAGTCACCGGGTCAAGGAGGGCGAGGCCAATGCCGAGACCCTGCAGACCATCAACGTCGCCGACGTGCTGTGCATCAGCTTCAGGTCAGACAAGAACATGGCCCGCTACCGTCGCCTCGTTTACTCGATCAACAAGCAGGCCGAGTTCCGGTATCGCACGATCCGTAGCGATGGCGGCATGTGGGAACTGCTGATCCTTCGACTGAAGTAGGTCAACGAAAGGGGTAGTGCAATGTCAGGAATGAGAGCAGCGGCGAAGGCCCACTACGAGGCTTCGCTTCAGGATAATATCCCCGGTGCGGTGCACCGGGAAGCGATGGGCCGGTCGAGCATAGACATACCATGCGCGGCATGCCTGAAGCTGGTCGAGGATGCCTATCACTCGGCCAACCGGATGCCGCCGCCCAAGGTGGCGAAGTCATTGAAAGCGCGCGGCTGGTACATCGGGAACAGCGCACGTAAACATATCTGTCCCGCACATTTAAGGGGTCAAAAGGAAATGCCTGAGTATCTGAAGCCGGTTCCGTCCGGCAGCGGCAGCGTGATTGCCATGGTGGTTGCTGATCAGGCCGCTACCGACAAGGCGAAGCAGGCCAAGCGGCTGGCCTACGACTGGCTGGTCGAGGCGTTCGACGTGGCAGCCGGGCAGTACAAGGATGCGTCGATTACCGATGCGTCCATCGCCAAGGACGTGGGCCTCAGTGAGAAGGTCATCAGTGACCTGCGCGAGGAGTTCTTCGGCCCGATGAAGGCACCGTCCGAGGTGCGTGCGCTGATCGACGAGGTGCGCGGTGCCGAGGAGCGGGGCAAGGCGATAGTCAACGAGTTCAACGTCAAGATGTCGGGCCTGCACAAGGACATCGCCGACATCGACAAGAAGATCGACGCGCTCGTGCTGAAGCGGGGGTGGGCGCTATGACCGACATCGAGAAGATGGACTTGGCCGAGACCACGGACCTGATGCAGGGCGTGGCGGCTGCGCTGGACGAGTGCCTCAACGGCAAGGTGGTGCCCAAGAAGGTGGCGTTCGTCCTGCTGCTGGCCAACTTCGGCGAGACCGACGGGGGCCGGGTCAACTATGTCAGCAACGCCAACCGTGACGACATCGTGCCCATGATGAAGGGGCTGATCGACCGCTGGGAAAATGGGGAGGTGGTACATGAGCAATAGCTACATCAGGATCATCGGCGACGAACTGTGGCTCGACGGGCAGAAGGTCGGCACCCTCCACACGGAGGGTGTCACGGCGTCTGTCGCCGCCGCAGTCCGCACGCACCTGACCAAGACGCTGGCCGACGAGCCGGTTAGGAAGTGGAGACCATGACCGAGGATCAGTTTGAAGCCCTGCTCGATCTGATCGGCGCGATTGCGTCTGAGCGGGTGGGAGAAGCCGTTCACCAGCGCCGTTCCAAGTACGGTGCCAGCATGGCAGTCGACGCAGCACGCGCCGCGTTCAACCTGCCACCGAAGGAACCCGAAGCATGAACACGCAACGACCGTTCATTGACACGCGCCGCCCGTCGCAGCGTTATGACTTCCACCGCATGCCAGTGGAAGGGAGTTATGCAATGCGCCACTCGAACGACCGGAGGACTGCCGTCGCTGCGGCGGCGGTCATCCTCGTCCTCGTTGCCGTGCTGTTGTGGGTGTACTGATGGCCAAGGAAATCTGGACCCACGAGCAGGTCGACAACCTCAACGAGTATCAGGTGGCGGGTGTCATGCACCCGTTCACCTGCGGCAACGAGCACCCCGGCAACAAGGTGCTGGTGGCGACGGTGCGTGGCTGGATTTGTACCGGCTGCGACTGGACGCAGGATTGGGCGCACCCGTTCATGATCAGCGGGGCTGCGGTCGAAGCCGCCCGCAAGGCGATGAAGGGAGAGACCGATGCGTGAGGCGTTCTTCCAGCGTGCGGTCGGGCTCATGCTACTGGCCTACATCGCCGTCATCCTGACCATCATGCTGTTTGAAGGGGGCGTCTGATGACTGAACAACAGGACAGCGATGGGTTGAGGGAAGCAATTGCCACGCTTGAGCAGATAGGTTTCCTAAGCCTTGGCAATAAGGTCAGGCAAGCCGCCGCCACCATCGAAGCCATGTCTCGCCAGCTTGTCGAGGCGCGGGGGGCGCTGCGTAAGATTACTGATGAGCAACATGAGCCCGGCTGCAAGTATGATTTCTGCCCGCTGCCTGAATGTCCAACCTGTCCATCGGCAGCCGACATCGCCCACAAAGCCCTTGGAGGATCGGACCATGCCTAGCAGGCCACCCAAACCACACCAGCGTCCGCCGGGCTATGGCTTCTGCCTTGTCATCGCCTTCACCATCTTCCTCGCCACCGCTGCGGGTATCTGGATCATCGCCACAACCAACTGAAGAAGGGGTAACAATCGTGCATCACCAATACCATCACCTGACACCGAACATGAAGCGAGCGCTGGCCCGGCTGGGCGAGGGCCTGAAGTACATCGACATCCGCAGTGGCGCTGCGCTCCACCGCCGTGGTCTTGCCCGCTGGGATGCGGGAAACTACCGCGCCTACTTCCTGACCGAGACCGGTGCCGACGTGCTGGCTAGGGGCAAGGCGCGGGAGCGGGTATGCCGCTGGATCGTCACCGAGAAGAAGCACCTCGACCAAGTGACGATTGATGCCGTCATGGAATATGCGGCGTGGGCGACCAGCCAGTGAACAAGGCGGAGCGACAGGCGGAACTGATCAGGCTGCAGCGTCGGCTCGAAAGCTGGCGCAACCTGATCGGTCCGAAGTGGATGCTGCGCTACAAGGCACAGACCATCAAGGAATTGATGGACGAGATCGCCAGACTGGAAGCGTCATGACCGAGGCGGAGGCGGAACGCGCAGCGATCATCCGTCACATGAAGAAGGACATCGGTTGGCTGGGCGAGGCCACAGCCAACCACGTCCGGCAACTGATCAACGATATCAGGCGGGGTGACCACCTGAAAAAGGGGGACGAGTGAACGCGTGTTACAATCCATGGTGCGACGGCGTACCCAAGGCACGGAAGTTCGGTGGCAGGTGGACCAATCGCTGGTCGGTCGAGTGCCCGAAGTGCGAGATGCGCGGCCCGGCAGCGGCGACCGAGGCCATGGCTGTCAAGCTATGGGACGGCGAGGAACAGAAGAAGACGGCATAAGGGGGACGATGATGGGTTGGCTGACATGCTACCGTTGCAAGGAACAGTTCGGCCTCACCAATGAAGTCGAGGAGATGCTGCGCCGGAACCACCAGACTTTCCACTGTCCTTGGGGGCACAGCCAGCACTTCAAGGAGGGCGAGACCGAGGAACAGAAGCTGCGGCGCGAGGTCAACCAGCTGAAGCAGAACAAGGCGTACCTCGAAGACATGCGACGCAAGGCCGAGGCCCGCGCCGACCGTGAGCGCAACCGCGCCAACGGCTACAAGGGCCATGCCACCCGCATCAGCAAGCGGGTCAAGAACGGGGTCTGCATATGCTGCAACCGCACGTTCGCCGACCTCGCCCGGCACATGGCAACCAAGCACCCCACGTTCACGCCGCTCGATGTTGAGCCGGACAAGGCGACGGTGCAGTGAAAATAATTTTCGAGGGGGGTGCTTGACGCCCCCGTATTACCCGTTACACATGATCACAGCCAGCCACTGAACTGGTCCCGGACTTCGGTCCGAGACCGACTAGGTGACAGGTCAGGGACCTCGGTGTTCGGCCTTCATGCTTCGGCATGCAGTGCCAACCCGAGGAACCGCCCTCCCCCTCACTTGATTAAAAAGCAAGTAGTCACAGCGGCATGCTGTCCGGTGGCTCACTCACCACGTCCGGGCCCCCCGCCTCGGGCTCATCCTTCACCCGCCACGGCGCAGTCACTTGGTAGTGAGTGTCGGCGACCTGCTCCTCGATGCTGGTCGTGATGCGATCCTTCAGCATGTAGATGGTATCGGGAGTGAGCGTCGCCAGCAGCCAGTCGGTCACCCGCCCCGGCGTCATCTCCCTGACCACCGCATGCCGCAGCGGATCACCCAGCGGCTGCGTGCCGTAGCGCATCGCCGTTATCCCGCTCACCTCGTCCTTGCCGACCAGTTCCCACGACACGTCGAGCACGAGGTCACGCTTGCCGTCGACCGCATCCCGGTCGATGGTCAGCCCGGTGATGTTCCACTTGAAATTGATCATGCTCGGTACGCCTACGGGGTGAAGATCGCCGTCGCATTATCACCGAAGTATGGCCCGTTCCATATCCAGTAGGACTGCCCGCCACCCTGCGTGAAGGTGCCGCCTGCGCGTGAGTAAACCTGCCCGCCGATATACATCCAGCCCCAGCCCGAGTTGGGGTAGGTGCCGAAGATCGAGAACACGATCTGCCCCGTCGCCTCGTTGTGCAGAAGCTGGGCAACCTGCGGGTTCCCGGCGTAGAGGTTGCTGCTGCCGTCGAGTACCTGTCCCATGGTGCCGGACAGGAACCCGCGCAGGCGGTTGGGCGTGGTGCCACTGACACCAGTGATCAGCGACTGCGTATCGAGGTAGTCGCGGTTGTAGGTCTGCCTCCATGTCCCGCCCGCCCGGACGAAGCTGGCGACCATGTCGTGCCATGCTCCACTGACCCTGACCTTGGGTGCGAAGTTGCGCCAGACGCCGCCGACCTTGACGAAGCTAGGCATACTGCAGCCAGATGTCGCCGTCGCTCCCGCCGCTTGGCGCAGAGGCACTGACGAAGATGTCGCCGCTTCCAAACGCGCTGCTCTGGTGGCGGAACACCCGTGTGCCTGCGCTGTACATCACGCCCGATGCGCGCAGCGCCCCGCCCGCTCCCATCTCCTGATAGGTATGCGCGCCGCCCGTCTTGTACCAGCCAGCGTTGGCGTTGCTCATGTACATGATGCCATGAGTAGCGTTCGGGCCGCACTGCACCTCGCACTGGCCGGTGCTCTCCATCTGGAGAGCATTGCCAGCGAGAAACATGACGCCAGTATCCATGAAGCGGAACTTGGCACCCGTCCAACCCCAGCCACCAATCTTGAACTGGTTGTCAGCGTCGAGACCGATGAACATCGCCCGTGCGCCGGGCGAGTGGAACGCCATCCATGCGCCCTGATCAGCAGCAGAGGCCCGCGCCTCGATGGACTGAACTGCGTTGGCTGTAACGAGACTGCCCGTGCTGCCCTTGGCGGTGATCGTGTAGGTCTCCAGCGCGCCATTGGCGGCGAGGCTCATGATCTCCAGATTGTCAGAAGCCCTTCGCCAGCCATGGGCAGCGGCAGTCGTAACCATCGAGCGCCCGGTTTCACAGACGATGTACACGGCGGAGGTATCGGCGTAGCCGATATAGGCCGCCCGAACTTGGTTCGGACCATAGACTTCAAGGTAGCCGCTGTTGGTGGTGTTGCCGCAGGTGATGCCAGCCCAGCCATTGGTCGCAGGCACCGATGCCTTGGCGTGGACCGCGCCGGAAACGATCAGGCCAAAGCTGTTCATCCACATCTGAGGCGTATTGAAAACGCGGAACTCAAGGCCGGTGCCGCCGGAGATTGCCATAGGCCCGGCGCGCACCGACTGGATATAGCCGTCGGTGCTGCCCGCCGACCCGTCGGTCGCATAGCTGACCATGCTGATGGTGTTGTAGGTCAGCGTGTTCCTTAGGAGGAGGCTGTTGTCGGTTGCCGCACCGACGTTCTTGCCGAGGACATGGGCATTGCCAGTGCCATTGAGGTTGCCGTTGAAGTAGAGGCCCAAGGGACCGAGCGAGCCGAAAATCCCTGTCCCGGCGATGTCGGTCCAGTTGTGATCGGTCGCACCATAGGCCGCAGCCCCGCTCGCGTTTATGTAGATATTGCCGCCAGCACCACCCCACGCCAGCTTACGGTTGGCATCGCCTGTACCCGCGAGGGTCAGGTTGCCGGTCATCGTGTCGCCAGCCTTCAGCACACGCAGTGCATCGGCGGTGGTCATGGCCGAGGCGTCGGCCTTGGTTTCCATCTTGTCATAGACGGCGTTCTTGGTCGGCACCTCGGTCTTGCCATCCCAGCCCGCAGCGTATGGATCATCGGGAACGGACAGGGTCTTACCCGCTGCGACAATCGTATTGGCATTGATGCTAAAGAGCGTCGCGGCCATCTGGTAGTAGGTGGTCAGCCCATCGACGCTCATGACTGAGAGGCCATTGGTCCCGGCACGGATGCCGGAACCCGCCGAGTTGATAAAGAACTCACCGTAGGTGGTGGTGTCGGCAAGATCGCGGAAGCGGATGGCTGGCCCGCCACCCAGAAGCCGAAGCTGCGGAGCGGTGGACAACCCTATGCTCAGCATGCCGGTCATGGTGTCACCGGCTTGGTCGACATAGTTCCCGGCGGTTGGGATGGTTGCGATGATCGCTTCGATCTTATCGTAGACAGCGTTCTTGGTCGGCACCTGCAAGCTGCCGTTCCACCCAACTGCATAGGCATCGTCGACCACGGTGACGTTCGCCGTCACGGCGAGGCCGGTCGAGGAGAAGACTGCGCGGGTGCCCGATCCCGCCCGGTTGCGGAAGCTGAAGGTGTCGCAGTCCATGAACCCGGTCGCGCCGGTCGCCTGCATGCGGATGCCGTCGGCTGCGCCATCGGTTCCGCGCAGGGACAGGAAGCTGCTGCCGGTGGTAGGATTGAGGAGGATCGCGGCGTTGACGTAGGACACCGTCAGCGCGCCGGTCATGGTGTCGCCCGCCTTGGAAACCTTCAGTTCAATCTGGTCATACACTGCGTTCTTCGACGGGGCGATGGTAGTCACCCCGTTCCAGCTGGCGGCGTATGGGGTGTCGTCAATCACTGTCGATGGAGCAGCAGGGATAGTGGCAACGACCGCTTCGATCTTATCGTACACCGCGTTCTTGGTCGGCACCTCCAGCTTGCTGTTCCACGCAGGCGCATAGGCTTCGTCGGTGACACTGACTTGGCCGGTGACAACCTGATTGCCGGTGAAGGCGTTGCCCCCCGCAAGCAGCGCCGTGTTTTCAATCGACATGCCGTCGTTGACCACCGTGACCCGCTTGGTCCCGGCACCGAAGCTGACCGTAGCCCCGGCGTTGCTGCTATCGCGCACGGTGTTGCGGGTGAGTGTTCGCCGGTCGGTGGACAGGGTGCATAGCGCCACCTCCCACTCACCAGTCGGTTGGTTGGATACGTCGACAGCCTCGATCATGACCGGGATGCCGGACTGATTGGCGCTGAAGCGGGTGAAACCGGCGAAGCCGTTGATCGCTCCGAGCAGGGCGACAGTGCCGCTACCTGTGAAGGTCGAAGTCTCGGAGATGCGATCTTTATATGAGGTCGCAGCCATGGCATAAGGTGTACTGCAATGCCGCCGTCAATGCCAACCCGGATTTGAGACTTGCACAGTCGTGTCTATCGTGTAACGTAAGGGGTATGAGTGACATCGACGATCACCTGACCAACGAGGTTAACGACATGCTTACCCAGCTGCGTGCTGCGCAGGACAATGCGCCGCCCGTCGATGCGCTGGTCAACGCTGTCGGCTTGGCGCTCGAACGCAAGAACCAACTGATCGCAATCCTTGCCGAGGCGGTGATGTCCGGTGACTGCACGTGCTCCGGCTGCGCGCAGATGCGCGAGATCGTCAGTAACGAATTGGAAATCCGGGTGGTGCATATCAGCCTCGACCCGGAGACCCTTGCCAAGTGCTTGAATACGGTACAGTAACCACGAATTAATTTAAGGCTTGCCTTGTCACGCAGGTTACACTAGAAGGTGTCCATCAGTTCAACTCAATGGGGGTAAATCAATGCACCGCTTCTACACCACCGTCGCCCTAGCCGCGCTCGTACTCGGAGCGCCTGCCTTGGCGCAGGACACGCTGACCTCGACGTCCGGCTCGGGTGCCGAGGCCAACTCGGGCAGCATCAGCGGAGCAAGCTCCGACAACAACGCGACCAACAACAACGCGGGCATCGGCTCCAGCTACAACGAGAACACCAGCAATTCGAGCAGCGGTGCGATCAGCGGATCGGCATCCGAGAGTTCGTCCAACTCCAACGGCAACATCCAAGGTCAGGATCAGGGGCAGGCGCAGTCGGCCAACAACACGCAGGGCCAGAACCAGAGCGCCTCATCCAATCAGGGTCAGGACCAAGGCCAGATGCAGTCGCAGGACCAGTCCCTCGCCAACGCTAACGAGCAGGGTGTCACCGTCAACCAGACGTGGAACACCAAGAACCGCAGGCAGACCGAAGTCAGGACGAACAATGCAGTTCCTCTGGCTGCCTCCTCATCCTTCAGCAGCGACTACTGTGGCGGCACCGTGTCGGGCGGTGCGTCTATCGCTCCCATCGGCATCAGCGTCGGCGGCGGTGCACCCAAGTTCGACAAGTCCTGCCAGTCGCTGCGCCGGGCCGAGAAGTTCGGCATGCTCGCTGCCAACTACCAGAACATGGGACAGCCTGCGATGGCGATGAAGGCCATGAGCCTGATGGCGTGGTCGATCTGCACCTCGGATAGCTCCGGTCCCGCCGCCGACAGGGCCACGGCCAGTGCCTGTGAGCAGATGCTCCTGCTTGGGCCGATGGCAGGCTCGACCACCGTCGCCCAGCCAGCGGCTGCGCCTGCACCCGAGCCGCGTGTCGCTGATCGCAGCGGCAAGGTCACGCCCGAAGCAGCCTACCGCGCAGGCAGCACGGCCACGCAGGACAAGGTTGCGATTGCGCAGGCGAGCGCCCAAACTGTGCCGCAGGGTCGATAGCCCTACCGGGGAAACCTACAAGGAGTTGAATGTCATGGGAAAAGATAAGCGGTACGAAATCCAACTTCCGCTCGATGGCCGGAGCAAGCCGGTCGTCTACAAGGTGAGTGGCTCAGGCGTCGTCACCATCGAGAAGGTTGACGGCAAGAGCGCCGACACCCTGCCCGCACACGAGAGGGATCGCATCATCAAGGCGATCAAGGACGCGCCCCGTCCCGGCAACGAACTGCCGGAAGGCGAGGAAGGCAGCACCAAGCCGGGCAGCGATGCCGGTCGTCCCGACCAGAGCCTGCCGGGCCGCGAAGGCAACGTCGATCCGGGCTACGGTAAGCCAGCCGGTGGGCGTCCCGATCAGGGCACGCCGGGCAACCCGAACCTGAACCCGAACCCGGACGTCGATGCCAACCCGGACCTGAGCCGCCCGGACAAGCCGGACCAGTCCTTGCCGGAAGGCGGCACGCCGGATCAGGAACTGCCGGAGGCACCCGAGCCGAAGGCGTAACGAAGCACCCTGTGCAGGCAGGGTAATAACGGCTCGCCGGGGAGCCGAGCGCAGAAATCCCCGGCACCTTTCACGGCGGAGCGATCCGTCCAGAACTTTCAGCGAGGATAAGGGGGGCCTCGCTGATCGTATTTCCCCCGGTCGATCCTTAGGGAGAATAAGCATGAAGAAAATCTTTGGTCTCGTCGGTCTGCTCGCCACGGTTGCGCTTGCAACTCCGGCTCAGGCCGTCGACTTCGGCCTCGTCGTCGGTAGCGGCGCGTCGCAGTCCAACTCGACGGCGGTTGCCGGTTCGCAGGGTTCGAGCGCCTCGGCGGTGTTCGGCTTCACGACCCAGACCAGCCAGAGCTTGGCTGCTTCGGGCGGTGCGGCTCAGTCCATCATCAGCGGCAACGATCAGGCGTCGGCCTCGACCCACCAGTCCGAGACGCTGCAGGCTGGTTCGTCTGCGTCGTTCGGTCTGGCCGGGTCGCAGAACAGCAACCTCGCCTTGGGCGCTGGCTCGTCCAGTGCGTCGAACCAGCTGACCGGCATCTGGCTTTTCGTCCAGCCGTAATCGGCGTACTCTAATAGCAGCGTGAGATACCCTCCCACGCTGACATCGGGGGGAGCAACGAAGCCACGCGTTGCTCCCCCTTGCTATGAGGAGCCTAGTCATGACCCTTGGTTTGATCTTACTCGTCGTCGCCCTCGTCCTGTTCATCCTCGCTGCGTTCGGCGTGCCGAGAGGGACCACGGTAAACCTGCAAGCGCTTGGCCTCGCCTTCTGGGTGCTGGCCCTGATCGTCGGCGGAGTTGACATCGCTGTATGATCAAGCTGCCGCGCCTGCTCTCCCTCGACGTGGAGACTGCCCCCGCCGATAACCTTCCACACACCGACGATCCCAAGGGCTACGCCCTTGAGCCCTGCCGGTTGCGAAGCGGGCAGGCGCAGCTACTGTCCATCGCCTGTGCCTTCGGCATCGGCAAGCGGGATGTTGTCGGCTTCTACAAGCCGAACAAGGCCAAGGTCGCTGCCCTCCTGCAGGGTGCCGTCGACACTGACACCATCGTCGTCGCATGGAACAGCACCTTCGATGTCGCATGGCTGATCGCGATGGGCCTGCGTGACTTGGCGTACAAGGTGAAGTGGCTCGACGGCATGCTGCTCCGCCGCCATGCCCACAACCAGATGAACATGACCGGGCACAAGCCGGTGTCGCTGGGCCTCAAAGCCTGCGTCGAGGAGAAGTACCCCGGCCACGGCAACTACGGTGCCGAGCTTGCCCCGTTCATCGGCGACATGCGCCGGGCCGAGCCGTACAAGGTGATCCGCTACAACTGCGAGGATGCCCGCTACACGTGGGACCTAGCGCAGTTCTACTGGTCGCAGCTGTCGCGCGAACAGCAGCGGCTTGCCGCGCTCGAAGGCGTGTCGATCCCGATGTTTGCCGAGTGCCTCGTCGAGGGTATCGACGTCGATCCCGAGCATGCCAAGGCGATGCACGATAGCGTCGAGGATGACATGAAGATGGCGCTGGTCAGCTTCTCGCTGGCGGTCAACCGCCCCATCACCTCCGACGTGCTGTCGTCCACTGATCAACTCGCTGTCCTGCTGCAGGAAGTGGGCGTCCCGCTCGAACGCCGCACGTCCACCGGCAAGCTGTCGGTCGATGCCGCCACGCTGGCACCGCTGGCCAAGGACTTCCCGATCATCGAGCACGCGCTGCGCTGGCGCGGCGCGCACAAGCTGCGCTCGACCTACACCGGCCCGGTTGCCGAGGCGTCGGCCTACAACCCGGACGGGCGCGTGCGTCCGCAGGGCCGCATGTTCGGCACCTACACTGGCCGACTGACTTTCAGTTCAACCAACAAGGTGCGCGAGCCGGGGGTGAGGGCGGGCTCGACCCGCTACGCCACGGTGCAGGTCGGCGTGCCGATCCACCAGTGGCCGCACCTGTCCATGGTGCGCGACATCATGGTCGCACCGCCGGGGATGACCATCCTTGAGGCCGACTTCAAGGGGCAGGAGTACCGGTGGATGGCCGAGTACTCACGTGACACCCAGATGATCCGATGCTGCGAGCCGGACATCGACGCGCACACGGTGATGGGGGCGGCGATCCAAGCCATGGGCTACGACGCGCTGGTGCGCCTGCTGGAGAGCGATGACCGTGCGATCCGGGAGCACGCCGAGAGTATGCGCAAGATGGGCAAGGTCGGCAACCTCGCCTGCCAGTACCGCATCGGAGTTCCTACTTTGCGTGACCGGGCCGAGGCAGACTATGGCGTGGTGCTGACCGAGGCCGAGGCAGCCAAGCTGCGCGAGAGCTACAAGCAGATGTACCGGGCGGTGCCCCGCTACTGGAAGCGGTCGATCCAGACGCTGATCAACGATGGCTGGGTCACCACCTTCGGCGGTCGCCGCATCCACCCACCCAAGGGGATGCTCCCGGCGCTGGCTAACCACAACTCGCTGCGCCGTGGCATGAAGAACGTAGCAGGTGGCAATGCCGAGGCGGACCTGCAGCGCTGGCAGTTCGAGCAGACCGGCATCAACGGCCCGATCCAAGGCAGCGGTGCCGACCAGAAGTACCTAGCTCTGGCGATAGCCAGAGACTACATCCTGTCCATTGGTGGGCGGCTATGGTTGGACCTGCATGATGGCCTGTACTTTCTCGTGCCCGACGCGGTTGCCAAGCAGGCAGCCCATGACATCCATGACATGCTGTCCAACCTGCCATACGAGCAGGTGTGGGGCAGGAAGCCGGTCGTCGATTTCCCGGTCGAGGTCAAGCTCGGCAAGAAGTGGGGACAGCTTGAGAAGGTGCTCGGATGATGGGCGGGGGGATGCAGCAAATGGCGAACGCGGTGCTTGGGGGCACCATCACGGGACAGATGCGGGCAACGAAGGTCGACCCGATGTCCGGCATCATCGGCGCAGCCGACTTCACCTCGACCCTGACCCACCTCAACGCCGATCTGAATAGGATGCAGGCTGACCTCTCCTCCATGCAGGCTGCGCTGCGCGACATGGGCGGGCACCAGTCCATGCTGCTGGGGTATATCCACTACCTCAACCCGGACAATGGCCAGCGTCCCGACAACCCCATGAACTACGCTGAGTGGAGCAGGCTGCAGCAGGTGAGCGACGTGATCAACGCAGCCAAGGAACGAGCAGGGGAAGTATGAACGACTACGATCTTCACACCATATCCGGGTCCGTCCAGATGCCCCAAGTCTCGCGCGCCATCTCTACGCTGCAGCAGGACGTGCGCAACCAGCATGCCATGATCACGACCCTGCAGTCAGACACCCTCGCCCTGCGTGCGCAGATGGCCCACGAGATGGCAGTGCAGCAGGTGCTGCTGTTGTACATCGAGTACCTTAACCCGCCGGACGGCAAGCGTCCGCGCAACCCCATGTCCTACGCCGATTGGCTCAAGCTGCAGGGGGTGAACGAACAGATACTGGCAGCGAGGGCCGCCGCATGACCGTCGCCATCTACGACAGCCTGACGCTGGTCACCGATAGCATGACCTCGTGGGGCAACATGCCGCTGGAGACAGGCTTCAGGAAGGCGGTGATCTGCGGCAGTTGGGTGATCGTGCTGGCCGGTGATCTGCCCGCTATCCTGCCCCTCAGGGCGGCACTGTCGGGCATGCGGTTCGGACCGGACGAGCTACCGTTCCTGCCCTACGCGCACCCCGACGACAGCAAGTGGGAGGCGCTAGCCATCGGGCCTGATCGCGTGTGCTGGTACTGCAAGACGCCGTTCCCCTGCGAACTGGACATGCCAATCAGCGGCATCGGCTCGGGCATGGACCTCGCCCTTGGTGCCGTGGCTGCGGGTGCCAACTCACTGACAGCCGCGCGCATAGCAGCGCAGTATGACACGCAGTGCCGCCCGCCCTTCTACGAATATACCTACGTCCGCAAAGCCGGAAGCTGGAAAGAGGACCGCCATGACGCGTGAGATGCCAGCATGGTCCTACTCAGCGCTGACCGCGTTCGAGGACTGCCCGAGGCGGTACTACGAGACGAAGGTCTCCAAGCGGCACAAGGAAACCTACAGCCCGCAGCTGTCGCATGGCCTCAACTTCCACCACGCTGCCGAGGACACACTCAAGAACCGGGTGCCGATGCCCGAGGCGCTCAAGCACTACGCACCCGTGGTCGGTGTCATCCAGAGCGCAGCAGACAAGCCCGGCGCGACGCTCGACGTGGAGCGGAGGATGGCACTCGATGCGCACCTCGTGCCAGTACCCTACTTCGACCGTAGTGTATGGGTCCGGGCAGTCACCGACTTCGCCGTCACCTCGCCGAGTGGCAGGAGCGTACTGGCCGGTGACTGGAAGACCGGTAAGGAGCGACCCGCCTCCGCGCAGTTGATGCTTACGGCGGCGGTGCTGTTCGCGACCGAGCCGGTGGTCGACAAGGTGACCACCTCGTTCATCTGGCTGCAGACCGGCAACGTCAGCAAGGAGACCTTCCATCGGCCCGACGTACCGACCATCTGGAACTCGTTCAACCCGCGCGTGCAGCGCATGCGTGCAGCGTTCGCGGCTGATGATTTCCCGCCCCGTCCGTCCGGCCTGTGCCGCAACCACTGCCCCGTCGTCAGCTGCCCGATGAACGGGCATCACGTGGCGTCATGAGCGAGACACCAGAGGGCCGGGTTAAGCGGTTCATCAAGGATTATCTGAAGGGTCTGGGGTGTATCTGGGTTTACAGCCCGGTACAATTAGGCTATGGTGCCGTTGGCATCCCGGACTTGGTTGGTTGCAGGGAAGGCCGCATGTTTGCAATCGAGGTCAAGGCACCCACCAGAGGGAGCCGAGTGACCCCGCTGCAGAGACTGACGCTAGATGCGATTGCCGCATCCGGCGGGCTGACCTGTGTCGCTACGTGCGTGCAGGACGTAGAGGATATGTTTGAATATGCTGGTCCATGGGGAAACGAAACAGATTGTACTGAACCTGCGCAACCCGGAGATGGTGACGACGGTCATCCCGACCGCGCGCAAGTTTGACCTGCTTGACACACCACTGGTTGCAGTGCGGCACGGGCTCGACGAGGTCAAGGTGCTGCGCAACCTCGGCATCGATGCTCCGTCCCCGATCCTGACGCAGTATGACTGGCCGGGCCGGTTCACCCCGTTCGACCACCAGCGTGAGACCGCTGCCTTCCTGACCCTCAATGACAAGGCGTTCGTGCTGCTCGACATCGGGCTCGGCAAGACGCTCGCCGCGCTGTGGACGTTCCACTATCTCAAGTCCATCGGCAAGGCCAAGAAGATGATCGTGCTCGCCTCGCTGTCGACGCTGGAGCGGGCGTGGGCCGACGAGATTTTCCGCAACTTCTTCGACCTCAAGTTCGTGGTGCTGCACGGCAGCAAGGCACGCCGGATCAGGCTGCTCGAAAAGGTTGACCATGACATCGCCATCATCAATCACCACGGTGCCAAGGTCATCCTCCACGAATTGATCGAGGCTGGCTACGACGTGGTGTGCGTTGACGAGATCGCCACCTTCCGCAACGCGCAGTCCGGTCTGTGGAAGGCGCTGCGCTCGCTGTGTGCACCGCCCCACGTCAAGCGCATCTGGGGCCTGACCGGCAAGCCCACCCCCAACGATCCGACCGATGCATGGGCGCAGTGTCGCATCATCGCACCGGACCGGGTGCCGCGTTACTTCAACCAGTTCCGCGCAATGGTCATGCAGCAGGTTGGCCCGTTCGCGTGGCTCCCGCGCAGGGAGGCACCGGAGATTGTCAGCAAGGCGATGCAGCCTGCCATCCACCACCGCCGTGACGACTGCCTCGACCTGCCGCCGTGCCTGTACATCACCCGCGAGGTGCCGATGGAGAAGGAGCAGGTGCAGGCGTACGAAACGATGAAGCGGCACATGGTGATCGAAGCCAAGGAGGGGAAGATCATCGCCCTCAACGAGGGTGTCAAGCTGTCCAAGCTGCTGCAGATTGCCTGTGGTGCAGCCTACTCCGACGGCACCGTTGTCGTGTATGAGCCCGGCCTCGAACGCCGGATCGACGAGATCGAACTGCTGGCATCGGAGGCGGCGGGCAAGGTCATTGTCTTCGTGCCGTTCCTGTCTGTCCTTGGAGAGGTCGCCGAGCGGCTGCGCAAGCGGGGACACTTCGTCGAGCAGGTGTCGGGCGAGACCAGCAAGACCGAGCGCGACCGTATC